ACCGCACCCGGTATGTATAAGATCGATATTCGTTTCGGACCGGACGAAGAGGATAGATTCCGCCGCCGCAAAAAATTCGGCAATGACCTTGAAGCTATCGCTTATGAGGCGTCTGTGCGAAAGCAGCTTGGCCTGGAGGCAAAAGAAGTTGTTCCGTATACGATCCGTTTCCTCGCTGAAAAATACATCCCCTGGATGCGTGTCAACGTGAAGGGGAAAAACGACAAGCCCCGCATGTTGAATAATTATATCGTGCCGTTCTTCGGCCACCTGCTTCCTGACTATCTGTCGTCGGAAATGATTACCTCCTACAAGGAACACCGCATGGCCCAGGCCCTGAATAGGGCCGTGATCAAAGCCAAACAAAAAGAACTGCCGATCCCGAAGGAAAAGCGTATCGACCGCGCCATTAATCTTGAGTTGCAGTGCATGGGAACAATGATCAAATGGGGGGCTGGACAAAACCCGCCATTATGCAATCCTTTGAGCTTTAATATCGAATTGCTTCCATACAAGCGAAAAACGCCGCTGGTTGCCACGCGTGACGAAGTAAAATGCATGATTGATCACGCAGGCGATATCTTTCACAAAAGCCTGTTTGCAACGATTTACGAGGCAGGCCTCCGATCGGACGAAGCTCGCCATGCAATGATCACGGATGTGGACCTGAAATATAATTTTATTGTCGTACACGGAAAACGTGATAAGCGCCGGATCGTTCCGCTGAGCTCCAAGGGGCGCTGCATTAAGCTGCTTAAAGAGCGGATAGCTGAAATCGATGAAATAAACCTCCATCGTTTGGAAGAGGGCCAACCCAAAATAGAATATCTGTGGGATAATATCCAGTCATTCAAGACGGCATTTAACGGAACAAAGCGCCGTGCTGGCATAATCCGAAAAATAACGCCTCATGTCCTCCGGCATTCGTTTGCGTCTCATTTGCTGGAAGACGGCGCGGATCTGCGCAGTATCCAGAACATGCTCGGACACGAAAAATTGAGTACGACGGAAATTTATACCCACACAACTTTTGGACAGCATCAAAAGCTGGTTAACAGGACCTTTAAAGGTTAGGGCAATTTAGGGCAAATTTTACTGTTCTTTGATATTTTAATGATGATGTAAGTACTTGAATTCTGGAGCCGATGACCAGATTTGAACTGGTGACCTACTGATTACGAATCAATAAAACGCCATATTGAAGCACATTGAAGCGCATTGTGTAGCCAGCCAAAATAGCTTCTATATCGCTTCTGTACTGCATTTCACATATTGACTTATATTGAACGATATTGTAAGAAAGTGGCTACATGGTGGCTACATGAAACCTACTGACTAAGTGGCCACATAAAAAACCATCTACTGACAGGAGTTGGCTACATGGCAGAACGAGTCAGACTAACCGATGAACGTATCCGGCGTTTCGTTTGCCCTGGGGGTAAATCACAGGCTTTTCTTTGGGATGATGTTGTTCAACGTTTGGCGGTCCGGGTGACATCATCCGGCGTAAAGGCTTTTATATTTGAAGGAAAGCTTCATCGTTCAACAATCAGATGGACAATCGGAAAAACAGACAGCTGGACGATTGAGGATGCCCGTAAAGAGGCGCGGAGGCTTCAGACATTGCTTGACAAGGGAATTGATCCGCGTGAGCTTGAGCGCGAAAAGAACGCGGAAAAAGAGGCGATAAAGACCGAGACCGAAGCAAAAAAGAAATATACCCTTAAGGCGCTTCTTGAATCCTACGCCGACTATCTTGAAGCAAAAGGCAAATTGAAATCAGCGAAGGCAGCCCGATCCGTGGTCAAGGTTCATGTTTTGGACGTTGACCCTACTCTTGCGGGAAAACCGGCTACAAGTATCACGGCGCATGATATTGCAGCATTGATCCGACAAACGCGGGAAAAAGGCAAAGAGCGGACTGCGGGCATATTGCGATCAACGATAAGCGCATCGTATAATTGCGGGAAACGCGCATCTTTTGACAGCGCCCTTCCGTCAATCTTTATCAAGTTCAAAATCAGCAGCAATCCGACGGATGTTATACCGACAATTCCTGTCAATGCCGGAAACCGGACATTGACCCCGGACGAACTCAAGCAATACACGGGGGCGCTGGGAGACGACACCGTTGATATGGCGCTTAAGCTGGCCTTGTTTTCAGGTGGTCAACGAATGTCGCAGATATTGAGAGCCGAGATTGCCGACTGGACCCCAGACGCCAAAGTTTTGAGGTTGTTCGATCCCAAAGGCAAGCGCCGGACACCAAGAGAGCATCTTTTGCCGCTTGGCCAGGTGGCGGCGTCTATCGTTTCAGAATTGGTCAAGCGGTCACAGGTAAAAGAAACCCGTTGGCTTTTCCCCTCTGTGAAGAAAACGACACCGATTCATGTTTCCATACCCGGGCCGCGTGTCACAGAGATTGCCGGGAAGATCGGCAAGGAGTCTTTCGACCTTCGAGACATCCGGCGAACAGTTGAAACCATGCTGGCTGGGCTGGGCGTTTCCCGTGACATCCGGGCGCAGTTGCTTTCACACGGCATTTCCGGCGTGCAGACACGGCATTATGATCGGCACGAATATTTAAGAGAAAAGCATGCTGCATTAATCAAGTGGGAACGTCATTTAAACAGGATTGCCACAGGCGAGGAAGAAAAGAAGGTTGTCCAATTTCCAGTGGGGAAGTGAAATCAAGATACTGAGGAAGGTGAAAACATAATGGAATTATCAGACGATAACTTCATCAGCTATGCTGATGCGGCAGAAAAATCCGGCTTGAGTCAAGGCGATCTATTTGCTTTTATTCGGGAGGAAAAGTTAAATGCATACGAGTGCCGCAACAACGCATTCATTTCAACAAATGTCGATGAACTTCTGGAAGACGAACGCTACGCTACATTCTTGGAGCTTCCCGACGTTAGAAAAATTATGGTGAAAAAAAATATTTTACGAATACCGCCGTTCGGGGGCGGTGTAGGCCGAGCGATGCTTTTACTAGAGATCGGCCTTCAACGGGAGGATGTGCCGGCGCTAAATCAACAGATGATAAATAAAGTATTTGCCGGTCTATTTTTTCAACTCGAAGATATTAAAATGTTATCATTGACACCGGAAGAATTTGTAAAAAGGCAGCAGGATAAGGGCACGCCCGATGAATTGATTGCGTGCGAGCTTAACTTGAAATATGATTTAAGCGCCAAAGAAATTGCACTAAAATTAAATCTGGCTGATGATCTTAACAAAAATCAGCACAAAACGATAAAACAACGCGGACAACGTCTTATCAACAAGGGTAAAAAATTGATAGAAAACTCATAAAGTGTCGTAAATTGTCGCGCCATTGTCGCGCCCGCGACAAACAGAAATAATCATTTAATCATTTAATAAGAAAAGATATTTGCCGGATTATGTCCGGCTTTTTTTATGTGATTTTGTTCCTTGACTGTCGCTTAAGCGACTTCTGTAAACTTCCTTCAAATGAACAAGATGGAATTACACATCTAACGATGGAGGTTTGAAATGAACAAGACATACGATACGAAAGAGCTAGCTGCATTGCTTAAGGTCGATCCCGGCACAATCAGGCGAGGTTATTGTGTCAAAGGCGCTTACTTTGGTTTACGGCCTTTGAAACTTCCGAACCGTCGCTTGCTCTGGCCGGCCAGTGAAGTTGAGAAACTTTTAGGGGGGGGACAGGCGGGTAAGTAGATGATTTTTACACCTAACCGACAATTCCGGCGCGAGTACAACCGAATTTTCCGAAAGGACCCGTCGGCGGCGAATGTGTTTCTTTTGCTGGCTGAACTGGCCGATAAAAATGGACGGGTCAAATTATCGTGGCCGTTTCCAGAAGAAGAGATTCAGCGACTTATGACGGCGCGTTTTCCGGATCCGCGAGCCTATCAGTTGGGAGGGGCTCGTAAATGAACCGTGGTTTCGTTCATATATGGCGTAAAACCCTTGATTCCGGTTGGCTCAGAAATCATAAGCTGTGGGCGTTCTGGTCATGGTGTCTACTGAAGGCCAGCTACAAGGAATTTGACGCGATTGTTGGCCTGCAAGTAGTTCACCTCATGCCAGGTCAATTTGTCTTTGGTAGACAAAAAGCAGCCCAGGAAACCGGACTGACAGAGCGTGAAATCCGCACTATTATTGCATTTCTGATAAAGTGCGGAAATTTGACCATCAAAACGACCAACAAATTTTCAATTATAACTATTGTAAATTGGCACACTTACCAATCGCGCGAAGATGAAAACGACCAGCAAAGCGACCAGCAAATGACCAACAAAGGTCCACATACAAGAATTAAAGAATGTTCTTTTATAAATAAAAGAACCCCTGAAAATATTTTATCTGAAATTTCCGTTTTAAAAGAGCGTTATCAAGACCAGGAAATAATCAATCAGGCATTCACGGCCATATCATCCATCAGGAAGACAAATCGCATTTCCGACAGTGTAAAACTGAACATCCTTCACCAGTGGAAGAAATACCCGGCAGATCAGGTTATGTCAGGAATCAAAACGTATCTGGCCAAAGATTACGCCTCTCAGGGTAAAGACGAAAAGTATCTTTTGGGTATCATCCGGAACGGAAAACCAGAACCGGCCATTCAACCTTCCCGGCAAGATCCGGAAGTTTATGTGTGCTCAAGGTGCGGCCGTCGAATTGTCGTCAAATCTGACTTGACACACACTGGATGCGTTTACTGTGCAATGGAGGCTCGCGCATATGATTGACGCTGATACCCGTCGAGTAATGCCTCATAACGAAAATGCCGAAAAAGCCGTTTTGGGGGCCATGTTATGCGATAATAAGACAGTTTCGGAATCGTCTGAAATTCTCACTAAAGACGATTTTTACAGTAAAGGTAATAGATGTATATTCGAGTCAATCATCCGCTTAACTGACAGAGGCGGTGCCGCCGACCTCTTGACTGTATCAAATGATTTACGAAACGCCGGGCTTTTGGATAAATCCGGGGGTGCGCCATATATTGCCGAATTAACTGACAGCGTTATTTCGGCGTCAAACGCCCGGCATTATGCCGAGATCGTAAAAGACAAGGCCAATGAGCGCCGGATCATCGAAACGGCAAATATGATGACGGAGGCGGTTTATTCCGGTCAGGCTGAAGAAGCAATTTCGATAGCCCAGAAGCTTTCAATCGAGCGCCACAAAAGCACAATCCGGGCAGCTCGGGATGTTGCAAAAACCACACTGCACCAGATCGAAGATTCCTATAAACGCGGCGGCGACATCGTTACAGGTACGGCCACGGGAATGACGGACCTTGACGAAATCACCGGCGGGCTTCCTGATGGTGGTCTGATCATCATTGCCGGACGCCCCGGGATGGGAAAAAGCGCAGTTGCCGGCCACATTGCAAAATATGCCGCGTTGCACGAAACACCCACAGTCATATTTTCCCTCGAAATGCCCGCTGAATCTATCATGCTCCGCTTCTTTGCGAATATGACCAACATCAATTCCCGGCAGCTCCGGCGCGGCTATGTTCATAATTCGCAATGGGGAACGGTTATCGAAGCCGTCCAGACTATCGGGCAGGCTCCACTTTTCATCGATGACCAGGTCGACATCACGCCGACTGCAATCCGGGCCAAGGCAAGGCAGTTGAAAACCGAACACGGATTGGGCCTTCTCATTGTCGACTACATTCAACTTGTCCGTGTGCCAGGAAAGCACGACACCCGGGAGCAGGCCGTGGCTGAAATCAGCCGGACGCTCAAAGCCATTGCCCGCGAACTGAATATTCCTGTCATTGGCCTTTCACAGCTCAACCGGCAGGTGGACAGCCGCGCAGATAAGCGCCCCATGCTTTCCGATCTCCGGGAGTCCGGCGCCATCGAACAGGATGCCGACATCATCGCCTTTATCTACCGGGACGAACTCTATGATAAGCGGCAAGACAATCCGAACCGGGGAATTGTAGAAATCGAAATCGCAAAACACCGCAACGGACCAACCGGAACAATAAAGCTTCGGTTCAATGCGGCAACGCAGAGCTTTAAGGATATGGAGACGCCGGGGTGGAGGGAGAGAAGGGAATGATTATTTCAAGTGCATCGGTTGAGTCGAAATGGGTATCGGTTCGCGACAGGAAACAGAAAGTTAAAGTGAAACCAAACGAAAAGAAACGGTCAAATCCAAAAATTAAAGGAGAAAGCAAAATGAAGAGCAATGGTCATGATTTTACGCATCTCGGAAAGGGGCTTAATGATCGAAAAATTGCAGCATCGTGGGATCGAGCCTTCGCGCACGCCCAGGGGCAGAAGACACGGCAAAGACGGGCGAAAATCGATGCGGACTGGGACAGGATTTTTCAAAAAAAAGGAAAAAACAAATAACCGGTGAATGCCGGATTTCAAAAAAAGGAGAAATGATTTTTATGAAAATCAAAGACGCGGCGGGAAAAGTTGAGGAATTAGAGACGACTTTAAAGGTGAGTTTGGAACGATTGGCGAGCGTTTGCCAGGCGGCAACGGAGAATGGCGAAAAGCTTCTGAAAGCGGAGGCAAATCTCGTTGAGTTAAGGAAGGCCGTCGAAGATGCTGTTCGCGGAATCGCTGAAGGAAGCTGCAATCCGACGGATGTTAAAACTGCTCGCGGTAAAGTTCATGAAGCCGAAAATGAGGTCGGAGACCTGAGGGCGATCGGTGAGTCTTGCTTGTCGGTTGAACAGCATTTCAGAGAAGAGGTGGCCGAGCTGCAAAGACAGGTAATGATGCAACGCAAGCTTTTCTGGAGTATGGTCTCATCGGAATTTTCTGAAAAAGCAAAAAAAGCGGTCGGTGACTCTTTGCGCAAGACGTTGGCCGCACAACAGCTGGGCGGCCGTCTACTTTTCGCTGACGAACTCGGCTCGCGCCTGGTTCAGATTTTTTTCCAGGGAAGCCATCCGGATTTAACAGAAGATAAGGCGCGGCTTATTGAAGAATTTCTTCCTCAACGGTAAAGCAATCTCCCTTCTTCGCGATGAGGTATCCATTGTGAGGAAGCTCTTGGGGGCGGCTCGACTCATAACGGGCCGCTCTTTTTGAAGAGGTAACGGATAAAGTGTCGGGTCCTGTGCCATACACAAAACCATAGGGGCAGTTGCGCGCCTCGATATTTTACCAGATATTAGAGTTTACAAAATAGGTTTACTCGGTTTACTCGGTTTACTCGGTGAAACAAAAAATGAGTAAATTACTAGAAACACAGACCGCATATGCCAAGCGACATGGCGTTTCAAAGATGGCCGTTAACAAATGGCAAAAGCGCGGTCTTCTCGTTCTGGATGGCCGTTTGGTCGATGTTGAGGCAAGCGATAAAAACCTAGAAAAATATCGGAGCGCCCCTCGTTCAGATGGGCAGGGTTTTAAAAGTAAACCGGAGAGTAAACCAAAAAGTAAACCGGATAGTAAACCAGACAACCAAAAACCGGAAGACAGCATTCCGACGACTGGTGGAATATTCGGAAAGCCAAAGGCTGAACTTGACCGCCTTTACCGGGCGCAGCAGGTTTTACTTGCCGAACTGGAAAAGAAGCAAGCCAAATGGGACGCCGACCTTCGAGAAGGGAAGCTTCTCGATGCCGATGAGGTTGAAAGGATAAATTCGACCAGATGCCTGGGGCTCCGGAATAAATTGCTGGCAATCCCCAGCGAGTATGCGATCAGGTTGGCGAATTGCAAGGAACCTGCGCAAGCGGCGGCAATCTTAAGGGATGCCATTTGTGATGCACTGAATGACTTTTTAACTGAATACGGGATCGTTGATTAGGGAGGAGGACATGCCAAACAACAATTTTCAAATATTAATAACCGCCAAAGATAAAGCCTCTGCGATCGTAAATAAGGTAAATGCTGTAGTCGGCAAATCAGTCAAGCCGATGAATGAGGTTAATAAATCATCGGTGGCGATGAAAAAGTCTCTTGATTTCGACCAGGTCGGTAAAACCTTCATACGTTTCAAAAACTCCGTCAGCGACGCTCACGATTCATTTTTTAATCTTATTTCGTTGTTCCCCAAAGGGTCTATGGCCGGTGGATTAGCCGCAGGAGCAGCGGCGGTAATCGTTACGGCCAATACGCTGGCTGAGAAGTGGGGAAACGTAGGGTCCGAGATTTACCGAACAAGCACGCTCATAGGAATATCAACGGACAAGCTTCAGCTTTATCGCGGAGTAGCCAAGCTTGTGGGTATTTCATCCGACGCATTGACTGCGAGTTTTCATTCATTTGGTCTTACATTACAACATGCAACACAAGGAAGGAATAATACAGCAAGAGATGCCCTTATTCGTCTTAATGTTCCCATAAAACGGTTAAAGGACGGAACAGTCGATACAGAAACCGCGTTTCTTGATTTAGTCGATGCGATGAATAAATCAAAAATGCCTGTCCAGACAAAAGAGACGGTATTGGGCATGCTGGGGATTGACCCGTCAATGATAATCCTTATGAATAAGGGGAAATCAGAGATTGCTGCGCTGTCTGAAGAGGTAAGAAAATCAGGTCTTGTCATGGGGGGCCCGGCCATTCAAGCGGCTGAAAAATACCGCAAGTCGGTGGAAAGACTTGATGAGTCATGGACAGGTTTAAAATACAGCATTGGCGCATGGGCGGCTCCTATGCTTATTCCGGCGTTTGATTTATTGGCAAAAGGCATCGGTCCGGCACCGGCAGATAAATCCGTTCAAGCTCCATCAAGACAGTTGGGGATTATTAGGCGTCTTGAGGGAAGTAAGCTGAACTCTGTATCGCCTAAAGGGGCTATTGGCGTATACCAGATAATGCCGGGAACGGCGAAGCAATATGGATTTGATTCTTCAAGGTTATTTGAACCTGCCTACAATCAGATTGTTGCGAGCACGATTTTAGACAGCCTTTTAAAAAAATACAATGGCGACATGGAAGCTGTATCAGTTGCCTATAACGCAGGGCCGGGGGTAGCGAATAAGTTTTTGAAATCCGGTAAAAACATGGCTGTATTACCCTCGGAAACGCAAAAGTATCTTACCCGCGCCCGAAAGATGCTTTCTGAAGATAATCCTATGCTGGGGAGTCCATATGGAAATCAGCCAGCCAAAGGTCAGGTGAGCGTTTCGGTAGAGTTTAAAAATGCTCCCCCCGGGACAAAGGCAAATACAAAAACAAGCGGATCGGTCGCTGCTGATACGAAAATCGGATATGCGATGCCCGGAGGACTGTAAATATCTTTTCTAAGATTGTAAAAAGCCCGCCGTTCATCGGCGGGCCAAAGGGCGGGGCAAAGCAAAAAGCTAGGATAATTAAGTTAAACATGGAGTTTCAATTGCTTATGGATTTCATTTTACACAAGTTACTCTTCGACCGAGGGTTTTGTCAAACAAAAAATACTTGCATTCCTGGATAAAAAGATTATTCTGAGTATGCTTAAATCTAATACGGAGGTCACCCGATAGTGGCTATTTTTGTTTGTGGCGTAAACTTAAATCTGGTCATGGAATCCGTAACCCGTAAGGGCCGGGCGCTTTATTTGAGCGTAAGCGTTCCATGACCTCTTTTTGTTTATGGAGGCGAAGAAATTATGGGAACAAAATCTGATGTTTTTATTAATCAACAAGCTTTATATGAACAGGTTGGTGGAATTTTAGAAAATTTAGACACAGATATATTTATTATGCTGAGTAGTATCAAGAGAAATGCAGATAAAGAGTGGACGCCGGAAGAAATAAAATCTGATGTTAATATGGCAATTTGTAGAAGCAAAGAGGCAAGAAATAAAATTCAAGAAATTCACGATATATTTCAAGCTGAGAAAACCAAAAGGGCAAAAGCCATTGTCAATTCATCCCGTAAAAGAATTGAACGACTGACTGTTTTAAAGGGCGGTCTTTATAAGCCGCCTCAAAAAACGAAAACCTTCACAGCCGATGATTTAATTTCCGATGAATTTAAGAAATGGCAGAAGGAACAAAACAATAATCCGGAGGTGACGGCATGAGCGGGGGAAATAATATAACAGAAACGATTAAAGATATGCCAACACGTATGTCTGTCATATATGAAAAGCTTGATATGAGCCGTTATAAATTGGGCATCCTTCTGGAACTTTTCGCCGTCCCACCGGGATGCGATGGTTATAATGATCCGGAAGATCCCGCCATGCTTTATTTAGGCGTAAAAACACTTTTGAGCGAGGTCATAGAATGGAATCGAGACATAACTGAAGACCTAGAATCATTAATCGGCGAAGAGAAGCAGTCAACGACGGCATAAAACCATGTTTCGGATTGAAACGAAAAAGGCGGGGTTTGCCCGCCTTTTTCTGAATCGACGCAAGCAAACTTAATTATAATCAATAATTTCTATAATGACTTGAGAACTTCTTTTACTAATTTTTTAACATATGGCGAAATTAATGGACTTCCTTTGATTGCTGCGCAGACTTCTCTTTTTAAAAATAATGGTATTTTACGGGATTTAATATGCCACTCATGACTGCGATCAATCCTATTAATCAATTCAGATTTGGTTAATAATTCAGCATGATTGCAATCAATAATACTTTTTTGTTTCAGGAACTCAAAAACGTCATTGTTTATGCCAACAAGTGAATGTAGTGCTGCTTCTTTATCGCTATAATATTTTCTTCTTTTATCAATCTGGCTTGTGATGATTGTGACAATCAAACCTGCGTCATCACTAACTGGAAAAACTATATGAAAATGGGGCGGAGCATCTTTGTCATGATTTTTGTCCTTAAAAAAGAGAACACAAAAATCACTAATGGAGCCAAGGATTAAACTAGGCGGAAGATCCATTTATTAAGAAAACATCCCTGTGTGTATTTCTTTTGATTCTGCTATTTTATTGTTATCTGGTATTTTTATAATATCATCTTCAAGGAGAGACAGAAGTTCCTCTGTGCCAATACGTTGCCGTTTACTGAGTTTGTTTTTGAAAATTTCTTCATATTGAGCCCATTCAGGATATTTATGTGTATAGTTAATGAGATCACCCGAAGAAAATTCCCCAAATTTTTTTAGTACAAAGTCAATTGCCTCTTTGTCTGTATCAGATAGCAAGTCCAAATCGTCATCAGAGCAAGTTTCACCTATTACGAAATCATGGTCTCCTTTTTTCTTCAGAAATTTAGATGCTTCTTCATATTCTATGGATAAAAAATCTTTATCCATACTAAGAATATCTTTCGCCGTAGAACCAACAGGACCATAATCCATTGCCCAATATTCGTCTCCAGTTACCGTACGACCATAATTTATGATATGGTATTTGTCTGAGAGATAAAGTAATTTAACGAGCTTTAATTTATTGGCCCTTTTAATTCCTCTAAGTATATAACAAATTGATTGAATGATTTTTTTTGATTCTATCTGACTCATGACTCCGGCCTCCTCAAATGGCTTTCGTCGCTCCTTGTTACTAATAAACCAATCTTTGACTAAAAGTCAAGTTGCAATCTCTGTATAACCATATCGGCTGTGGGGTTTTATTTAATAAACAATTTCACGCAACATTTACCATTTTTATGGCTACATAAAGGCTACATGAAGATCATGCAAAAAAAGACGAATCATGTAACTACTTGATTTTATGGAGCCGATGACCAGATTTGAACTGGTGACCTACTGATTACGAATTAGTGTCCCTTTTTTAAGCATTCTAAATCATTAAAATTAAATCACTTATTTTTGGCCCTGGGCCAACGTGTCTATTTTTATCCGCGGGGGACGAATGAAAAAACTATATCATGAAACGCTTCGAATATCATGCCTGGCATTAGCTTTTTTCATCCCGATTGCTCCGTTTTTGTGGGTGTCACACCGCCCTGAGATCCAGGACGTCCTCCGGACAATGCAAAATGTTATATTTTGGTGGCAGCAATGATCAACATCGAAAAAGGCAGATACTGGGATGAAGGAATCACGCTCGTAGACGGCTGCGCTCCTTGCTCTCCGGGCTGTGCTCATTGTTGGAGCGCGGCACAGAGACACAGATTTTACAGTCGCAAAAGATTTTTAGAAGGTAAATTGACCAACACAGAATGGCCGAAGATAGGACAATTTAATGGCAATATTATAACTCACTCTGACCGCCTTTCCCGGTTCAACAAGAAAAAGCCGACCGTGTTTGCGGTTCGGCATGACCTTTTTCGTGAAAGTGTTTCGGATGACTTCTATTCATCTGCCGCAAAAGCAATGATGATTAATATTTATCATACATATTTATTGCTGACAAAAAGGCCGCAGGTCTTATTAAACCGCTTTAATAGCGCACGAAGAGGCGATCCGGCAGAAGAAATGATATCGCCGAAGCACATCTATTTCGGCCTGACCGTCTGCAATCAACAAGAATGGGATAAAAACAAAGATATTTTTCTGCAAGTTCCTGGAAAAAAATTTGTCAGTCATGAACCAGCACTAGAAAGAATCTCTTACGGCGAATGTTTATGCCTTGTTGATTGCCTTATTTCTGGCGGCGAAACCGGATCAGGCGCAAGGCCGTCACATCCTAATATTTTCAGATCCGACCGCGATCAATGCGCTGCGGCTGGTGTGCCGTTCTTTTTTAAACAGTGGGGTGAATGGGCACCGGCAAGATGTCAAAAAGTAGAGGGATTCGTCAATCATACAAACGGTCATTATTGGCTTGAATTTGATCCTGAATGCGGGAGTTACATAAAGAAAATCGGACGCAAAAAAGCCGGACGCCTTCTGGATGGAAGGACTCACGATGAATTACCTTGGAGGAAATCATGAACGGTTTAAGCATCTACATCGCATCATCCTGGAAAAACCAGCACGCTGTCGAAATGCTGACGGCAATCCTTCGGCAGTCCGGCCACAAGGTGGCCAGCTTCGTTGAGATGGCTGTTATCGATGAAGGACGTGCTGGATTGAAGTTCGATGTCGTCAAATGGATCGATTCTAAAGGCAGAGAGGATAAATTTAATTATGACACTGAAAGCGCCATGAATTCCGACCTGGTTATCTACATCGGCCCGTCCGGATGCGATGCCTGGGCAGAGATCGGCGCGGCCTATGGCGCCGGTGTCACGATCTTCGGACTGATCGCCAAGGGTGAACAGATCGGCCTCATGCGCCGCATGGTCACCTGGTTCGATAACGTCGGCGCACTGATCGATGCTATCGACGTCAAGAGAGTAGAAAATACATATCAGCAGGAACCATAAAGGGGGACTTATGAGAGATATTGAATATCATTGGCTGTTGGAAAATACTGAAAGCGGATTGCCCGTTTATATTCATAAAGAACAGTACACAACGACAACTGACCCATGGATGGCAAAAAGATTTTCATCGAAAGAAGAAGCAGCTCAATATCTCGTAACAGAAAGCTTGTCTGATCAGGGTTACTGCCCCGTCGAGCATGGGTTTTGTAAGTGACTCCACGCTGCCCAAAATGCGGATCAAGACCAGTCCATATCCAGGATGGTCAATATCATTGCATGATGTGCGGAAAGGATTGGCCGGTTAACGGTGCGCAACCAATAATCATCAAAGAAACAATAGGGAGAGAACGAATGGCTGAGATCGAAAAAACAAAAGCGGGGAATCGCGGTAAATGCATCAATTGCGAGCGCGACAATCTTTTCATCGCGAGTAAAGACGGCCATTGCTGCACATGCAAAGCAGCCGTGAAGGACCTTACCCCGGAATCGCCTGAATATGCATCTGCTCTGGCCGCCGTAAAAATACGTCTTTCCGAACCACGGCCAAAACACCAGTTGAAGGAAGCCCTGAAGAAAATCAAAAAGCCATTGGCCCGCTCAAAAGCAGAATCTCTCCCGGTTGAGGTCAAGAAAGATCACGAAAAACGCCGCCAAATCATTAAAGCAGCCCAAAAACTGAAAGAGGATAAAGAGGAAACCGCCCTGGATCTGCTGGTTGCAGAACAGGCGTACCTCACGTACCGTCTGGGGAAGGTTAGCCAGGCGATAGAAATACTTTCTTGATGTGCTGCTGCCATAGCCGGCGTCCGGACACGGCAATCGGACGCCGGCGCCACAGGTAAATCCACCTTGCGAGGATGCCCTGTGGAGCGACTTTTTCAAATTCGAATATCAGAGGCTGGACCGGTATGGATATCAAGATCGAATTCAAAGGCTTGAAAGAACTGCAATCAATGATGACGGACCTGGAAAAAAACCAGATGCCGTTTGCACTGGCCAAGGCGCTCACCAAAACAGCCCAGGATGTCAAAGAGGCAGAGATAAAACAAATGCCATCCTATCTTGATCGTCCTACTCCTTACACACAGAACAGCCTATATGTAAAACCAGCGACAAAAAAGGATCTGACATCGATGGTATACTTCAAGGATCGATCCGGAGTTGGTAAAGGTAATCCAGCTGCCAACTATATTCAGCCACAGGTAGAAGGCGGAAAGCGCAACTTGAAGCGGTTCGAATCGGCGCTGAGACGCATCGGTGTATTGCCTGCAGGTATGTATGTTGCGCCTGGTGAGGCATGCCAGCTGGACGCGTACGGGAATATCCCTGGAAGTTTCATCGTTCAAATCCTTTCATACTTCAGAGCGTTCGGTGAACAGGGATATCGGGCAAACATCACAGACCAACGCAAGGCATCGTTGAAACGTGGATCTAAGAAAAAGCTCGGGTATGAATACTTTGTGTCAAAGGGAAAGGGTGAATGGTTCGGACGAAAGCAGCATCTTCGACCTGGTATCTATAAACGAGTTGGATTCGCTGCCGGAAGCGCCATAAAGCCGATTATGATGTTCGTCAAAGAACCATCGTATCAAAAGAGATTCCCATTTTACGAAACAGCGCAAAAAGTAATCGATCGCAATCTTTGCAACAACTTCAATGAGGCCATGGATGATGCAATCAAGACAGCAAAGTAAACCGCAGGCAGTGTCACGGATGCCCCTGACCTTCTGGTTTGCTGGGAATAACTGCGTTTGTCCGGCCTCCCCGCACCCCACAAGAGGGAATTCAAATCAAGTGTCCCTGGCGATGGTCGGTATGATTAGCACCATGATCAATGCTGTGGGTCCTTCTCCAGACCTTGCTGACACGGGTAATTCAAACCACGGCCATCGGCTCCATATAAAATTGAAATGAGAAGGGAATTTGGGAAAACGGTTTAATTGATGGTAGATAACAACGAAGACATTGTCAAGGAAGTTCAGGATCGAGTCGCGCAGGAAAAAGCGGCCACAGAGACGACGGCTGAAGAGAAAATCAACAGCAAGTTCATCGATACGTGTCTCTATGAAAATGCCAAGGGTGATGCATCCCTTTATGCTGAATTATTCCGGGATAAATTTGTTTATAGCAAAGGTCAAAAGGAGTGGTACGTCTGGGATGAGCATCACTGGGGCCTGGATGTCATGGATGAATCGGCCATCGCCGTCGACGACGTCGCGCAGAAATATATCGATGAATATAAAAAGACGTCAGAGAAGATTGCAGAGCTGGTCAAGCTGGGCGATGAAAAAAATGAAATAACGAAGCTCCAGAAAAAATGTGAAAAGCTGACGGAGCGCGCCCGTCAGCTGCGCGGATCAAACCGGCGCGATCAATGTTTAAAGTTTGTCCACACTATTAAAAACCCTCTGGCTATTTCCGGAACCGAATTCGACCAGAAGCCGATGCTGTTTCCGTGCGCCAACGGCGTAATTGATCTGGAGACAGGGAAGCTTTATCCCGGGCGGCCTGGTGATTATCTGAGCGCGGCCAGCCCGATCGAATATCGCGGCATCGATGACCTTCCTGAATTATGGGTGCGATCGCTTTGTGAAATTCATAATTGCGACGGACCGGATGATGATAGATCGATCGTCGAGTATCTCCAGCGCCTGGCCGGCTACGCCATGACAGGTTTTTCACATGAAAAGATCTTCCCCATCTTCTACGGAAAGAACGGCTGGAACGGCCGATCGCTTTTCATCGAGAAGGTTGCCGAAATTCTCGGTGCCATGGCCGGCCCGATCCCATCCGAAATGCTTTTAAGCCAGAAGTTTGCAAAATCAGCATCCGGGCCCAGTCCGGACATCATGACCCTGAAGGGATTGCGCCTGGCGTTCGCTGCAGAGACAGACGAAAACCAGCGTTTCAGCGCCGCAAAGGTCAAGTGGTTTACGGGTAATAATGAGCTCACCGGCCGCTGGCCGAATGATAAACGCCCGATCAGTTTCAGATCCACCCATACCATTTTCCTGGAATCAAACTATCAGCCGCAGGCTCCAGCCGGAGACCGTTCATTCTGGGAGCGTGTTCACCTGATCCCGCATAACATCAGCTATGTCAACCGGGATCCGCGCGAGCCCCATGAGCGCCGGGCAAACCTGAATCTCCGCCAGGAACTTGCAGCCGAAAACTCCAGGATACTCGGATGGCTTGTTGGTGGGTGTTTGCTCTGGCAGAAACACGGCATCAAACCGCCGACCATCGTCACAGAGGCGACGGCTAAGTACCGGGAAAATGAAGACATGATCGGCGATTTCGTTGATGAATGCTGCATCAAAGAACCATTGGCCAAGGAACGGGGATCCGCTTTGTATAATCGTTTTGTGACCTGGTATCACGACAACCACGGCCAGAAAGAACCGACGGGCGCCTGGTTCGGTAAGCAGTTGAGCCAGAAATTCGACAAAAACAAATCGGACGGCGTCATCATGTACCACGGAATCAGGCTGGTCGACTTCGAAGAATGACCAAAACAGGGACACAGGGACACTTTTGAAGGAAAAAACAGTGAACACTAAAAATTTAAACGACACCAATAATATGAAAATCAAGTCTCCCTCTATCCCTGATTCATCAAAAATACAGGGAGGGTTTGAAAAAATGTCCATTTTCATCAACGCACTTTTAAGTATCTGTTTTAATTCAGTGACACCTGTAGACAGTTCGCGTTGGAATGATTTTTTAGGGAGGGTGGAGGCTTTAACCATAGGCCAGCCCTTAGAGGTATTTTTTCACAGTAGGGCTCCGACATAAGGATAAACCCTCCAAGTATCCCTGTGGACATCTGGAGGGGTATTTATAATAACCAAAAACAATAATAAAAACGTGAAGATATAAAAGGAAGAAAGAAAAAGAGAGGAAAGCAGGGGAATGAGACAAAATGAATAATGAAATCAAAAGCGTAGATAAGACAGGGAGGGTTTGAAAATGGATAACTTGATTCAAGACTTCATCGATGAAGAATGTATCGAAGATAGTGAGACCGTAACCAGGGCTCGGGATATCTATCAGAGGTTTGTTGAATGGTATGAAGAAAATTTCTCAAGCTGTTATCCGAACGGTGAGGTAATTAGACAATGTTTGATGAATAGATATGCGAGAGTCATGGTTGGCGCGATTATCCATTACAAAGGCGTTGGTTTTCGGGAACGATCATGAACCTCCTCGACCTGGTCAGTAAACACGTCCAGCTGCGCAAAGCATCGAACTGTAAAGGTGGAGAATGGCAGGGGCCCTGTCCCTGGTGTGGCGGAAACGATCGTTTCCACGTCTGGCCGAACCAGAATGAGGGACAGGGGGGATATTGGTGTAGATCGTGTGATAGGGGGGGCGACGCGATTCAGTTTCTGCGCGACTTTGAAGGAAAGACCTTCCAGGAAGCCTGCGATTTTTTAAACATTCGCAGAGATGAGAAGACCTACGCGCCGCCGGCGCAAAAAACAAAGCCGGAATTTCAACCGGTTCTGCATCAAAGCCCGGCGGATCTCTGGCAGGAAAAAGCCGAAAAGTTTGTCATCTGGGCACAAGAGCGCTTGACTGAAAATAAAGAAGCAATGGCTTGGCTGGCTGATCGTGGCATTGATGCGGCCGCCGCTGAAACATATCGCCTCGGATGGAATCCTGGAGAAAATGGAAAGGATATTTTTCGCCAGCGCAAGGCCTGGGGCCTTCCGGAGCTGAAAAAAGAAGATGGCCGCCCGCGGGCGCTGTTGATTCCGCGTGGACTAGTGATCCCGAAAATCGATGATGGAGTAGTCCAGCGGATCCGCGTGCGCCGTCCGGAAGCGCATCGCACAACAGAATGGCCGACGCCATACTATATCATTCCCGGGTCATCCATGGGCACCATGATAATCGGAATCGGCCGTCCTGCATATGTGATCATTGAATCGGAACTGGATGGAATCGCCTGCGCATCCGCGTGCGATCTGGCCGGCGCCTGTGCCCTGGGAATGCTGGAAGGAAAACCAGATGCCGCCGCTTATGCCATCCTGCAGGGAGCTGTCCAGATCCTCAACGCACTGGACTATGGCGATACTGGTGGCGGACAAAAAGCATCCATACGTGCGAACGCCTGGTGGAAAGAACATTTCGGAGATAAATGCGATCGCTGGCCGGTACCCCATGGAAAGGATCCGGGAGACGCTTATAAAGCAGGCGTAAACCTCAACAGATGGATACGCTCTGGCCTTGCACCCATCATCACGATTAATGACAAGCCCAGCGACCAGAAAACAGCACCAGCGCCAACGTCGCAAGCCGCCGCGTCGCCGGCGGAAGCGCCGCAACGTTCCGGGGGGATCCAGACCGAAAAAGACATCGCTGCCATCATCGAAACCCGCGGATTATCTCCGTTGATCCTGGAGCTATGGAAACTCCTCCGCACTAATCCGGCCGTCCGGATCTATAACGACGATAAAACATATTCGGTACTGCGCAACGGAAAGCCAGTCGGCGGCCGCATCAACCAGCTGGTATTCCGCGAACAGGCCGTCATGGATTATATCCTGGGGCACGGCGCCAATGTCATCGATGCGAAAAATTTAATTAATATCGCAACTAATTCATAGAAAGGAATTATGAAATGTTTTTATCAAGCAGAGGCATCACAGTAATATCATCCGGTAAGAGCAATGGCCGCAGCGTCTATGATGCGCTGATGGATGGAAAAATAACCATTACCGGATCTAATGAAAAGGGACGGACGTTCAAGCGGGTGGCCGTAATTAAAGACGGTGAGGTCTGGGACAATAAACTGGCTGTGGACGGAAAACCGGTGCATCACATCGTCTATGGCCAATTTGAAAAGAACTATCAGAACGGCCGCGAAGTCATCAATTTCCGCAAAGGTACCGGCCGTGGTCGGCATGGCAAGGCCCGCAGAAATGAAAAACTGTTCGGTCATGACGGTGTATGCCATAGCCTATACAAGCAGGGGCGCCTGGTCCGTCAGAAATTTATCTATGACAATGGGAAAACGGCATACGATTACAATGCATTCGGAAAGGTCTGCGTCGTTAAGGATTATGCCGGGAACATTTATTATGAGATCAAGGGCATCATGGACGGCCGGAGAGGTAATTATGGCGGTCATTCTGTTCTGGGCAGAGCGATGGAGTATTGGTTTAATGCCAATTATCCCTTTGAAGTTAAAAGACATGGCCGTGTGATCTATGCCGGCCAGATTGAAAATAATCAACGGACAGGAAAGTGGATTGTCAATGGAAAGGCCTTTTATTATGAGCACGGCGTTGCTATCCCGAAGAAACTTTATGACACACCGCCCGAGCAGCTCGACCCTGTAAAAATTTTAAAAATCGAAAATGCTCAGCTGCGCATGGCGCTCTGCGCAAAGATCGGAGCGGAAAAGATCGCCGCGGCTGGCACGGTGATCCACAAGGACAAAGAAATGCGTCTGTATCGAATAAAGGGAGCTGACGTCAATGTCTTGCGCGTGAAGTGCCCGTCAACCGGATCTTTATATTTCCTCCGCGTGCCAAAAGACACAAGGAAATGTGAAGAGGCCCGGCAGTGGACTTTTGGCGTGGGGGAAGGATTCAACGAACCGATCAAATTTGCAATGGAGACGTGAGAAATGGCTAATAAAATAAAAAAATTCTCAAACGGGAGGATGTCCTTCGAATATTCGGAAGCCAAGCGCCAGGGTGAAATGCTTTTTTTTAAAATCGTTCCTGGGACGCTGAAATACCATTATCGCAGTTCTCTGGATGTGCCGACTGGCGTTGTGCGAATTGGAGAAAAAGAAGGGCATGAACATAAGATTACCGGCAAGGAAGTGCAACTGACCATGTTCCCGGAAGAGACAACAACTTTGACGAACGAACCCGATGATCAGCCGTCCGCCGGCGTTGTCGAGATCAAGAAGAAAGGCGCAAAAGTTATCCATCCGGAACATGGGGATCTGCCTCTGGATAAGGGGCAGCATGTTGTCATGACCCAAAAAGAATCAATTGGGAAAAATAAAACCGCAAGCGTGAGGGACTGATGAATATCGTGGTGGGAAAAAAAGAATTAACCGGGCGTGGACCGGAAGACAAGTTGGTTGATTCTGAATGCCCCGAATGCGGTAGCGTATATTTCGATGCTGCAATCAGTCATGCTCAGGCGATACATGATCGAGAGGAAAAGTGTTGCGGAAAGTTAATTATTATAACCTGACAAAAGGAGATATTTATGGAATTCACCATCAATCGAGAAACCTTCCAGGAAGGAATTCAAAGAACACTGGGCGTTGTAGAGAAACAGGCATCGCTGCCTATACTTCAAAACATCCTGATCAAAACAACGGATGACGGAATAGAGATACTGGCCACGAATAACGAAATCGGCATCCGGACCAATTATGATGCCAGCGTCGTAAAGCCCGGAAGCCTGACGATTCCTGCGCGGAAAATAAACGAACTGGTCCGGGAGCTGCAGGGCGAAACCGTCCACCTGGCATCGAAGCGCACCGGCGACGCGGTGATCACCTGCAATAAGACAGTCTGCAAAATAAAAGGCCTGGCCGCTGATGACTATCCGGAAGTCCTGACCGAAACGGCATCTGAAACATTCATATCTTCGCCTACTCTTTTGCGGTACATGCTTGGCTCGGTTTTATATGCCGTCAATCGAGATGAGAACCGCAAACATCTGTCCGGTGTTTTCCTCCAGAAAATAATTCGCGATGAATCGGCGTCGATCCGCGTGGCCGCCACCGATGGCCACCGTCTTGCCGTCATCCAAATAAAAAGGACTGAAGCTGAACTTCCCATCCCCGAAAATGGCGTGATCATTCCCAGGAAGGGCGCGTTAGAAATCAGAAAACTATCAGATGGCATAGAAGACGACGTTAAAATCGGATTTGTCAATGGTGCGGCAATCGTGGAAGCCGGTCGATCAATGCTTCGCGTCAATTTGATCGATCAAAACTATCCGGATATACAGAGGATCATTCCCGATGAATCCATGGAGGGTATACTGCAAATCACCGCGGTGCGTGATGATCTGCTTCATTCTCTGCGCCGGATCGCCGTTTGTGGTTCGTCATTCGGATGTGTATTGGATATTCACGACGGCGCGATTCATTTGGAGGCCCAGGATCCGGACATCGGAGATATCAAGGATGAAATACCGATATCCGCGGTGGATCCCGGCGCCGCACGTGTCGTCAAATACAATGTTCACTATCTTATCGATGCCATCGATGCCGTGACCGATGAGGCCGTTGTATTAAATATATCGCCCGGCTTTGGCGGCTGCCTTGTGCGCGGACAGGATAATAAAAACTACATGGGCATTGTCATGCCGCTGAAGGGGTGAAATGTGAAACGGAAACACATTAGAAACGATGAATACGAAATTTATAAGGTGTTTTCATTGTTTGCGTGGCATCTGTGCGAAAAATGTAAAAAAGAATTTAGACGAGAAAAGGGGTGGCGATTTCTGGTGGGTCCTTTTTATGGCGGTAGTGGACATTGGAAATATGTCTGTGCTGAGTGTTGTCCGACAAAAGATGCAGCTGATGATTATGCCTTGAGCGGGGTCTGGATTCCAGGAAGACCGGAATATATGCCACCTCCGCCACCAAAATAATAAAGCTGTGTTAAACATTCCCTCCGGTTTGGGCATCGTCATGCCGCTGAAGGGGTGATCAGAAGGGGAAAAGATATGGGCGATGAATCGAGGAAAATATCAGAATTGGTTAGAAATTGGGATGAATTATCGCGAAGCGTTACAGAAGCAGAGCGAAAGCTATCCCGAGTACAGATTGATTTCCGTAATTCAATATCGGAACTGGGAAAAGCTATTATTCCCAAAGATGCAGCTCTGAATGAAAGTTTTGGAATCTGGATCAATGCAAAAAATCTTTCTGAAAATCGTGCAGCAGATGGTGATGTTCTTTTAATGTGCCAGAGAACAACAAGTGGTTATGAAATTAAGATAAGGAAATAAATTGAACACCGCCGCATCTGAAACCGAAAAACTGATCGATGAAAATTCCATTGAGGGCAATGAAGCGCCCGGCACCGCGGCAGGAGAAGTGTTCGACAACCTTCTGGCCGTGCTCGAGTATCTGAAACATGGGGGGTGGAAGGCGGCGCGGCAGAGCCTGTATCGTCATCACGACCAGGGCAAGATTGTTGCGGAGCCAGACGGAAGGTTCAAGCAACGCATTGTCGACAAGTATGCAAAGACCTTTTTGAAGCAGGTTGCCACCGGCAAGACAGTCTCTAAAAATATGGGAGACCTGCAGAGAAAAAAGCTGGAACATGAGCTGGAATCGGTCCGGCTCAAGAATGAGCGTGAACAATTCAACTACGATAAGGATAGGGGCCTTTATATTCCGCGGGCCCAGATGGAAATCGAAGTGGCGGCTCGAGCCGGCGTGCTTTTGGCCGGACTCAGGCACTGGATAACATCCAATGCCGCCGACTGGATAGAGCTGGTTGGCGGTGATGTCAAGAAGGTCGGAGAACTGATCAACAAAATGGGCAATGACCTCGACGATCATGTCAATATCTATGCCGGCGCCGTGGAATTCGAGGCCGTCATTGAAGGGGATCCGGAAGATATAAACAACGCCGAACAGGCAGGGGATTATAATGGAAATTGAAGAGATATTTGATGAATATGAAAAAATAACGGCAGATATGTTGCATCGAGAAGGATTAGCGAGAAGTGCGGCAAAAAGAGCATGGGAAAAAGGCAGTAAGAAAAAATGGGAGAAGTTTAATTCCGTGGCCCGTGTCTATAAAATGGCATGGACAAAACTTGATCAACTAAACTGGGAATTATTGAAGCATACGCCGATTGATTTCCAAAACAAAGAGCATAGGTTTCCGTTTTAAAAATGAACATCCAAACCGTCCACATACCGCGCAGCGCGCCCTGGTTGCCACCGACGCTGCTTTCGAATCCATCGGAGATCAGGCACCATGTCCGGTTTTCCGATGCCGAAAAGCGAGTCTTCCGGAAGCATAAAAAGATACCGGTTTCGAAGTGGGCGGAAATGTACCGTTACGTCAAGATGTCCGTCTTACCCGGACGCTGGAAAAATTCCACCACGCCCTATCTGGCCGGCATTATGGATGCCTCCATGGATCCGGCAGTCCAGACCATCATCATCTGCAAGCCGCCGCAATGGGGCGGGACGGAAGGCGTTTTGACGTGCATCGGGTATGCGATCGATCGGGCGCCCGGGCCGGTGATGATGGTTTATCCGGATGAGCTCACGGGCAAGGAAAACAACCAGGACCGCATCAAGCCGATGCTCGAGGAGTCGCCGCGGCTGCGATCGTATCTGACCGGCGCCGATGACGACAAGGGCATGTTGCGCATCAATCTTACGAATATGCCGCTTTACATCGCCTGGGCCCGGTCCGCCGCCAGGCTGGCCAATAAGCCGATTCGATACATCGTGTTCGATGAAATCGATAAATATCCGGACACCGCCGGCAGGCGCGAGGCGGACCCGATATCCTTGGGGGAAAAGCGCACAACAACATATCGATACAATCGTAAAATCTGGAAGGTCTCGACGCCAACCATCGAGACCGGAAACATCTGGAAGGCCCTGACGACCGAAGCGCAGGTCATATTCGATTATTTCGTCACATGCCCGTTTTGCGGACATCACCATAAGATGGAATTCAAAAACATCGAATGGGAGCACGAAAAAGAACCCGGCCCGGACGGCAAATGTCATTCTCTTCCTCCTGAAGAGATAGAGGCTGGAAAGCTGGCCTGGTATAAATGCCCGCAATGCGAAGCCATGTGGACCGATTATGACCGGGATCGCGCCGTCCGCAATGGAAAATGGCGCTCGCGAGGCGACGGGATTGAATTATACGAATACCTGCGCGTCAAGAGGCCATTGAAAATAGGATTCCATTCGCCGTCGTGGGTGTCGCCTTTTGTGTCCCTTGCGGAAATCGCCGCCGCCAAACTGCGAGGCGATTCCGATATCAGCAAGAAAAAGGATTTTTACAACAATCACAAAGTCGAGCCCTGGAAACTCAACATCATATCCAAGGACGAAGCCACGATCCTGGCAGCCAAGACGGATCTACCGCCCCAGACCATCCCGGAAAGCGCCATCGCCCTGACATGCGGAATCGACGTCCAGAAGCACGGATTCTGGTTTGTGGTCCGCGCATGGAGTGCCGTGTTGACCAGCTGGCTGGTCCATTACGGATTCCTGGAGACCTGGGACGATGTGGAGAAGCTTCTATTCGATAGCGCCTATCCTGTCATGGATACCGGACGTTCCATGCGTATTTTCCGCGCCTGCATCGATACCGGCGGCGGTGAAAAGTACGATAATATGACCATGACCGACGAAACATATTTCTGGCTCATCAAAAATCGCGGCCGCGGCGGTGTAGCCGTCTGGGGTACCAAAGGCGCGAGCAATCCGCTGCCGGACAAGCTCCGGATCGGCGGCGACATACTGTCGACCAATTCCGGAAAGAAACTGCCGGCAGCCATCCGCATCATCCAGGTCGACACGCACCGGATGAAAGATCATTACCATTATTGCCTGGGGCTGGCGTCGGTGGCCGACACGCGGCATCTTCCCGGAGCCGCATTCCTGCATTCCGGAGTCGGGTCGGACTATGCCGCCCAAATCCTGGCCGAAGAAAAGCAGGCAACTGAAAAGGGCGGCGAAGAGTGGGTCAATATTCATCAGCGGCCTAATCATTTGCTGGATGCGGACATTCTATCGTTTCTCGGTGCGGAAATGACCTTCCCGGGCGGAGGGTTAAGATTGATTGCATATGCAAATAACAATAATTCTGGCCAGCAAACCGGCCGGCGCGTAATAAGCCAGGGAGTGGACATGTATGGCGGGTGATCCGAAGGAAACCGAAAAAACCTATCTGCAGACGATCGCGGGCCTGCAGGAACGCATCCGCGAGCAGGACGCGCTGATCGAGCAGCTCAAGCGCCAAGTGCGTGATGGTATTTTTTTAAATAAAAATGAAATCATGTCCGTCTATGATTGGTCAGAATATAATTTTAGTCAGTGGGTTAAAATGGGCCTCCCCTGCAGGATAATCAACAGGACTCATATTGCCCACAGAGACAACATCAACGATTTTTTTAAAACATTCACCCGCGTGTCCTATAAAGGCGCATCTGATGATGTGATCGAAAGTGGGAGTAACGGAAGCACTTGAATTATTAAATGAAATAATATAGGAATATACTATGAATAGTAAATATAAATATACAAAAAAAATTGTTAAACGGGAATGGATTAAGGAAACAAGCATACAAGAATTTGAATATTTCTTAGACCAAGATGACTGTGCTGATAGTTTTGACGTCCCATATATAAGAAAGGGGCTTCAGAATGTTCCTGATGGTGGATATTTTAGAAACGTTGAATATGATAAGGATGTACCACAGTACATAATAATTAAGGCGAAATGTACAAGAGAAATTTATATGGCCACTTTGGAATGTGGTCACAAGAGAAATATTAAATCCAGTGATCCAAGAAAAAAAATGAAGTGCCGAGAGTGTGCATCTAATGATTTGATGATTAAAATAAGAAAAAGATATGAAGATGCCCCCAGTGGTACCGAGAAAACGTAATAAAAAATGAATGAAATATTTATAAGGCATAAAAAAAGTAAAATTATCCATATCGCCTATGATAATGTTTATTGTGGCATGCACTCCCTATATTGTGACAGGGAAATGAGTGATAGTAATTCTGTTTTTGTATATCCTTGGGAATGCTATCGCGAAGAATATTGCAAAGCGTGCGTCTCACGATATAGACATAAAAACAATAATTCTTTCCCCGGATGGATAGAATAAAATCAGGCCGGCTTCATGCCGGCCTTTTTTTATCCCTGGTGAGTCCACCTTTAACATTTCCCCACCCATTTATTAAACCCTGTCAAGAAAAAGTTCATGGCAAGTTGATATAAAGTTGACACAAAACTGACCCAAAATTGACCCAAAATTGCCGGAAAACGCATTTTCGAAAAAAAACCGGGTGTATCCTGCCTGCGAATTTAAGGGGGATACATGCCAGGAATCACCTTAGCACAAGCAGAAACACAATTAGCCTTATGGTTGGCGGCGGATGCTGCTGTTGCTTCCGGACAGTCTTACACCATCGGTGGCCGCAGCCTCACCCGGGCCAACGCGCGCGAGATCCGCGAGAACATCGATTACTGGGATGCCAAAGTCAAAGAAATCAGCTCCGCCAGCGCAACCGGCGGGATTAAAATCTATGGAGCGACGCCAGTATGAGAGAAGTTCCGCGCACATTAACAAAACAGCAGCCGAACATTATCGATCGGGCAATCGAATATTTCGCACCGCAGCGCGCCGCCCGCCGCCTTTTTGCCCGCCAGGTGATGGCCATGGTCGGGTCTTACATCGGCGCATCCCGTACCCGCCGAGCCACGTCCGCCTGGAAGACCTCCACCGGCGACGCCGATACCGACATCCTGTATGATCTGAAACTCTTACGCGAACGCAGCCGCGATTTATGCCGCAATGCGCCTATTGCCGTCGGCGCCGTCTCCACCTGCCTGACCAACGTCGTCGGCACCGGTCTTAAACTGCAATCCCGCATCGATCGCAAAACACTGAACATGTCCGACGAACAGGCCGATGCCTGGGAAGATGCTGCCGAACGCGAATATCGTCTCTGGGCGGAATCCATCGAATGCGATCGCGGCAGGCAGTGGAAGATGTCCCAGCTGCAGGAGCTAACTTTTCGCCAGACTCTCGAAAACGGTGATGTATTAATCGCGTTCCCGCGTATCGACCGGGTCGGATCGCCCTACAAGCTGAAACTCCATCTGATTGAAGCCGACCGGCTCTGCAACGAAAACAACGCCCGCAATACGGAAAAACTTGTTGAAGGCGTTGAAAAAGACGAGAATGGCGCGCCTGTTCGATATCACATTCTGGACCATCATCCCGGGTCCATGATCGTCAGCAAGGGCAAATATACCTGGTCAAAGATCGATGCGTTCGGAGTAAAGACAGGCCTGCCGAACCTGATCCACTTGTTTCGCCCGCTACGCGCCGGCCAGAGCCGCGGCGTCCCGTATCTGGCACCGATTATCGAACCGCTCAAGCAGCTGGACCGCTACACCGAAGCCGAAATCATGGCCGCCGTCATCAGTTCCATGTTCACCGTTTTTATAAAGTCGGAAAAGGGAGCGATTCCCGGATTTGACAATGCCAATCTTGGCCAGGAAACCGGAGCAAAAACATCCGATAAGGATCTTAAGTTGGCAGCCGGATCCGTGCTTGCTCTTAACAATGGAGAAAGCATCGAAGTCGCTGATCCCAAGCGTCCGAACGCCAATTTTGACCCGTTTGTCACCGCCATTTTGCAGCAGATCGGCGCCGCCCTCGAAATTCCCTATGAGATCATCGTCCGCCACTTCTCATCGTCCTACTCCGCATCGAGGGCGGCGCTTCTGGAAGCCTGGCGTTTCTTCCGTGGCCGCCGCACCTGGCTTGCCGATTACATGTGCCAGCCCATCTACGAAGTGTTTTTATGGGATGCCATTTCCGCCGGCCGCCTGTCCGCGCCCGGATTTTTCAAGGATCCGCTGATCCGCAAAGCATATTGCGGCGCCGTCTGGGTGGGCGACGCTCCCGGATACATCGATCCGGCCAAAGATATCGACGCCGCCGAAAAACGCATCAACCTGGGTCTCAGCCCCCTCGACGAAGAAACAACCCTCATCACCGGCGGCGATTTCGAAAAGAACCTGCCGCGCATCGCCAAAGAACGCAAGGCCCTGCAGGAAATCGGCCTGTGGCAACCCGTCCAGAACAAACCGCAACCCGCAGAAAAACCGGTAGTGCCGCCCGCAAAGCAGGACGACGATGACGCCGAAAACGGAGGCAAAAATGAAAATACTTGATATCTTGAATGCAGCCTGGGCCATTGCCCCGCAACGCCTCAAAGAAATTCAGACCATTTACTCCACCCATTTCCGCGGCGATAAAATCGACTGGAAGGCCATCGAGGCCCGCATCAACATCCCGCAGCGCGGAATCGAAACCGACAAACTTTATGAAATCGACAACGGCGTTGCCGTTATCGACATATCCGGCGTTCTTACCAAAAGCATGTCTTTCCTGTCCTGGCTGTTTGGCGGTTCGTCCATGCCCATGATCGCCCAGGCGTTTCGCGCTGCCGTTGCCGATCCGCAGGTCAAAGCCGTCATGCTCCGCATCGACAGCCCTGGCGGTACCGTTGCCGGAACGCAGGATCTGGCCGCCGTCATCCGCAACGAAAAAGGCGAAAAAGAAGTCATCGCTTGGTCGGATGGAATGATCGCCTCCGCCGCCTACTGGGTCGCCTCTGCAGCCGATAAAATCTATATCGCCGGCGATACCGTCGATGTCGGCTCCATCGGCGTTGTGGCCACGCATGTCGACTACTCCAAACAAGACGAACAATGGGGCGAAAAGTGGACAGAGATCACCGCCGGCAAATATAAGCGCATCGCCTCCAGTCATGAACCCCTGTCCACAGATGGCCGCGCCTACATCCAGGATCAGGTCGATCACCTATACAGTGTTTTCGTGGGCGAAGTCGCCCGCAACCGCAATATCAGCGAGGAAGATGCCCTAAAGATGGCGGACGGTAAAATCTTCATCGGAAAGAAAGCTGTTGATATTGGCCTGGTGGACGGTGTTTCCACTTACGGCCAATTGATCAATACCATGTCGGCCGGTGCGCCGAACAAACCAAAATACAACGCACAGGAGGATCAATCCATCATGAATTTAGAACAACTGAAAAAAGACCATCCCGAGGTATTTCAGGCCGCTGTGGAAATCGGCCGGCAGGAAGTAAGAGCTGACGCGGATAAAACAGTCGCAACGGCCCGCGCCGAAAGCGCGGCCGCCGAACAGAAGCGGATCACGGACATCATGGCACTGGCGGTGCCCGGCCATGAATCCATCATCGAATCCGCCATCAAGGATCAGAGCAAGACCGCCGGTGATGTGGCCTTGCAGATCGTTGCTGCGGAAAAGAACATCCGCGTCCAGGCCGGAAAAGACGCCGAAGCCGACGCCGCCCCGCTTAAAAATCTAAAGACGGCCGCAACGGAGACGCTGGAGAAACCGAAAGAGAAAGAAACCGCGGACGGCACGCATCCCTTCATGGTTGAGGTCGAAAAATATCAGGAAGAAAAGAAGTGTACACGAAGCGCAGCCATCAAGGCTATAGCGGCCTCAAAACCGGAACTTCATGAAAAGTACATCGCCAGCGTCAATCCGGATAAGAAAAACTAATCATTAACCCGCGCGGTGTCGCGGTTTCAATGCCCGAAAAAGGAGGAAAATAAGATGGAAAGTGAAGGAATCAGAACTTTTACGGCCAACGGGGCCATTACCAATAAAGCCCGCGTCAAACTGACGGCGGGATCAACAATCACGCCGCCCCAGGTGGAACTGGCCGGCGTCGGCGAACAGCATGTAGGCGTTGCGCAGTATCAGGTAGCCGATGGCGAACTGGTTGCCGTTAAACTGCGCACCTATCCCGGAACACATGAAATGATCGCGTCAAAAGCCATTACCCAGGGAGCAAGCGTATACGGTGCCGCCAGCGGTAAAATTTCCGATGCATCGTCCGGATCTGCAATCGGCCAGGCCGTGGAAGCAGCAACCGCGGACGGCGATCTGATCGAAGTCGCACCGTATAACGTTCAGTCTTCGACGGCGGGAACCGTTTCCATTGCTGATGCCGGCGGATTTACGTCGACGGCAACAGTGGAAGCGGCCTTGCAGGAAATTTATCAGGTACTTGTGTCCGCGCAGTCATTCCTGCCTATTTCTCTGATGAACCTGCGTGAAGTATCATCCATGGCGGTGGGAAATGCAGCGGCAAATGGCGGCCTTCTGGCCAGCGATACTACGCCCATCTTAAAGCCCATCAATGGCGGTACGGACGGCGCTCAGATCCTGGAATGGGCAGCCAGTAACAATGACCCGGTTGCCGTTCAAATTCCGCTTCCGCCCGACCTTGACGACACGGCGGACCTTGTTGTCCATACGCGCATCAAGAGCGGCGGCACAACCAATGCCGTTGGATTCACAGTCGACAGCTGGTTTGATGAGGGCGATACAAAAGTCACCGACACATCGGAAACCAACCAGACCACAACCTGGGCGGAAAAAATCACTACCATTGCTGCCGCCGATGTTCCGTCTGGAGCGCAGACATTGACGTTGTCCCTGACGCCTGTAGCCCATACCACAGACACCATGTCCATGTCGTCCGTATGGCTTGAATACAAGAAAAAACTTGTCACATCTTAACCATTAACCGTCCGGGCAAAAACCGGAACACATAAAAATTAACAAGGAGGAAATAAACAATGCCCAGACCTACACCGTCAACCACGCTTCAGCGCCCCGATCTCGGGGCAATCGCCTATGAATATTCCGAAGCGGCATCCGAACTTGGATATATTGCCGGCGAATTGCTGCCCATTTTCGAAACCAGTCTGCAGACTGGAACGTATCCTGTCATTCCCCTGGAGGCGTTTCTTAAAATCCAGGAAACAGAAAGAGCTCCGCGCGGAAATTATAATCGCAGCGATTATCAGTTTAAAGATGGTAATTATATCTGCAAGGACCGCGGCTGGGAAGAGCTTCTGGACGATTCCGAAGCGGCAATGTACCGCAGATTTTTCGACGCGGAGGAAGTTGCCGCAAAACGGGCCGTCGATGTCATTTTGAGAGCCCGTGAATCTCGTGTTGCCGCAAAGCTCATGAGTACAAGCAATATCACGGGAACCAGCAATGTCAGCGTTGCATGGAACACGTCCGCCAGCGCAACTCCCCGCAAAGATGTCACTACGGCAAAAACGGCTATGCGGGCAGCAAGCGGACTTACGCCGAACGTCCTTGCAATGGCAAAAGCTGTCTTTGATGCCGTCATGCTTACCAAAGAAATCATGGATGCTTTCCGTTACACAAACCCGATCGAAGTCGGCGGAGAAGAAGCCCAGCGCCGCCTGCTTGCTCAGTATTTCGGTGTAGACCGCATCCTCGTCGGTAACGCCATCAAGGACGGCGCGAAAAAAGGCCAGGCCGCAGTCATCGCAGACATCTGGGATGATGAATACGTCCTGCTGGCCAAAGTATCGAATGGCGGTCCGGATCTGCGCGAGCCCTGCCTCGGCCGGACCTTCCTCTGGACTGAAGACAGCCCGGATATGCTTGTGACCGAGCAATACCGGGAGGAAAAAGCACGCAGCACGGTTTACCGTGTCCGAAATAACGTCGATGAAGCTTTCATTTTCCAGAAAGCGGGTTACCTGCTGGGGAATATCATCGATCCGTGATGGTTAAACGGAGCTGATTAACTTCAAGATATAGGCGGGTTTATAGCCCGCCTATATTAAAACCACGAAAGGCACTGGACAATGACCACACGGCGAAATGATGGCGGTGACTGTACCATGACGATCGAGAGCAAGCAGGCTGATCCGCCCGTCCGAAACAGCCTGTTTGTTGCAATCCTGTTGAGTGCGATCGGTGTTTTGCTGGTCGGCTTTGTTACGGTTGTATACAGCCAAATTCAGACGGACCGCAGAGAACAGGCGGATATCATCAAAGAACAGGCGGCCAAGAATTCCGCCCAGGAAGTCCGCATCGCCCAGTTGGAGACGGCATTTTACTACATCAAGACCAGCCTGGAAAAAATCGAGTCCACAACCAAAACGACAGCGGACAAGGTGGAAACCCTGGAACGTAGAATAGGAAAGAACGGCGGTAAATGATTATGGCCAACGAACAAGACTTTCAAAAATCACTGGCATTCCTTCTGAAATCAGAAGGCGGTTTTAACAACATTCCGGAAGATCCGGGCGGCGCAACCAATTGCGGGATAAGTCTCCGCTTCCTGCAGGGGACCGGTGATTACGACCTGGGCGACCTGGATAAAGACGGAGACGTCGATATCGACGACATCCGCAAAATGGATCCGGAAAAATCCGCGCCGATTTATAAAAAGTATTTCTGGGACAAGTTCCCGATGCGGGAGATTCCCGCGCAGATTGCCTATGTGTTGTTTGATGTGTCCGTAAATTCAGGCCATAAAACAGCCGCGCGACTTCTGCAGGATGCTCTGAACGTCAAACCTGATGGCGTTATTGGCCAGCAAACGCTTTACGCGCTCAGTATGCGTGATTCGGCCTACCGGGTGGCCGATACCATGCTCCGCCGCAGAAAGCAGCAATACATCGGCTATGTAGAGCAAAATCCGAAATTGAGAAAATTTTTAAACGGCTGGTTGAACCGCGTCGATTCAGTCGAGCGGCATCTGTTTGAATTTGAGGCGTAAATGAAAACCGGGACATACCGTCGCAAAGAAGCGGCAAGGAAGGCCAAACGGCAGAAACGAAAAAAGAGGAGATAACAATGGCATATCTCAATCCAAAAAATATCGCGCTCATTGTTATGGCGTTACTGGTTGCGTCTATGGGCGGGCTGTATCTCTGGCAGCGATCGACATTGAAGGCCCAGGAAATCATCGCCGCGAAAATGGCGGCCACAATCCTAGCCCAGGACAAGGAACTGGCGGACGCCCGCGGCCAGATCGCCGATTATCAGGTTGCAATCAAGTCGGCACAGAAGACCCAGGCCGAACAACACTATATCGGATCGACGACCGAGGTCCTGCGCACGGAGATCCGGACCATCAAAGCTGAATTCACATTGGAGGCAAGCGATGAAAAGATTTTATCTGATGTTACTGATTATTTTAATGCTCGCGGGTTGCGCCGCGACGACGCCGGAGATCGTGATCCAGAAACCGGTGCAGAAGTTCTGCCCGGCGCCGGAACGCCCGACCCTGGTCGACCCCACTGGACAGTCCGGCAAATCGTCGAAAACTACCTCACCCTCATCGATTACACGTTAAAACTGGAAAGGACGGTTGAATGCTATGGACCTGGCAACAGTGAAAAGTAAATTTTTGGCCATCGACTGGAAGGACGTCCGGCGCGGAGTCGCGCTGGGCCTTGCCGCGGCTTGCATTCAGGCTGGCGAGTATCTTTTCGGCATCATGCAGGGCGGCACCGTGCCGACCGCAACGATTCTGAAATCGACGAGCATGGTTTTCCTTGGCACCTGTGGAGCGTACCTGCTCAAGAATTACTTCACCAATTCGGCCGACGAATTCGGGAAGAAGGAAAAATAACCGCCCCCGTCACCCGGCGGGGCGATGAGGATGGAATAGAGGATTAAACATGGCGGAAGCAAAAGCAAAGTTGAAATTTGGGACTGGCGGCTGCCAGCACGTCACGGCGGAGATCACCATCGGCAGCGAGACGCGAAAGTATGTCGCAACGCGGGACGAACTGACCGCAGAGAAAGCGTCGGACGATCAGTTTAAGACCGCTCTGGAAAACCTGAAAACGAATTACCGCCTGCAATCAGATAAAACCGACGCCACGGCGAAAAAAGCCATCGAGGAGGCGACGTTTAAAATATGACGATCAAATCTGTCAGCCCCTTCCTCTATCCGCATATTCGTCCTACGCAACCGGCGTCTTCATTTGTGATTGATGCCGCTGAGGAACATATTGCATTTGCTGGCCGGTTTCCGAAGTCCGGAACGCTTAAGGCAGTATCATGGAGCATTGTATCAGTATCGTCTCCAGACCTTACGCTCCGCGTATCCGTTGAAACATATGGATCAACGCTCAGTCAACCCGTTGCCACAACGGATGCAGCAAAAACATTATATGCGTCCGGCGCGGTGAGTGCTAATATTGTTAATCCGTCGGCGGGGTTGATGCGCAGTGCAATCAATGGAACATCCGGAATAAGTGTTACACAGGGACAATCTTTCTGTGTTGTAATACGGTGTATATCACTCACAGGTGGATCAATTACCGTACGATATAATCAATTTGGTTCGGGAGACATGATGAGTTATCCATATAACCCAGTTAATCTGGAAACATATGGATATATCAATGCGACGGATAGTAGTTACACGGCCCCAGTTGTCGCTCTCGAATATGATTCTGAGTTAGTTCCCCTGCCGCATACTCTGTTGCCAAATCTCACCCAGGTATCAAATGTATGGAATAGCGGCAGCAACCCAGACCGCCGGGCGATGATGTTCAGATTTCCCGATTATGCTGTCCAGTTACAGGGAGCATGGATATACGTCGATGCTGACAGCGATATTGATGTAATCCTCTATGGACCGGATGGATATACTGTTGCGTATGGACCGCACACTATAACCAACACTGCACGTCCGTCTAATACATACAGATCTCATTATATTCCCCTGAATAATGCGTCAATCGATCAAAATCAATGGTATCGTTTAGCGCTGCTTCCGAAAAGTTCAACAAGCATCAATACGTATTATTTTACCTATGCTGACATCGGGTCCTATAGCGGCATGTTGGCCACACATGAGGGTATAAACGTCAAATACTCAACCCGCAACGGTGCACCGTCATCAGGAGATGCATCATGGACGGATAGCGACACTCAGCGGTTACCCATACAGTTATTGGTCAACGGCATCGACATCCCGTCCGGTTCCGGCGGCGGCCTTATCACTCACCCCGGCATGAATGGAGGTTGTAACGCATGAAACAAATCCTGAAAAAAGGCGCAACCGATCAGAGCGTTGTCATCTTCATCCCGGATTCCAGCTCCACTTCCGGCGCGGGAAAAACCGGCCTGGCCTATAACACAGCGTCTTTAACCTGCTATTACGTCCGTCCCGGCTCGGCGGCGGCGCAACTCTCATTAGTTACGCAGACCGTAACCGGCGCGCATACAGACGGAGGCTTTGTTGAGATCGACGCGACCAACATGCCCGGCGTTTATCGCCTCGATCTGTCCGATGCAATCCTGGCCAGCGGTGTCAATTCCGCCGTCGTCATGCTCAAAGGCGCGTCCGGCATGGCTCCGGTACCACTGGAAATCCAGCTCACGGATTTTGATCTCAATACGGCCACGCAGGATGTCAACGTCACGAAGATCGGCGGCACCACGCAGACCGCCCGCGATATCGGTACGTCGGTCCTTCTGGCCGCCGATCAGGCCGTCAATGTCACAAAGTGGAAGGGCTCCACGGCTCCGGATAAAATGCCCTCCACCCTCGCGGCAGCCGACGTAACCGGCAACCTGCCCGCGAATATCCTGCAATGGAACACCGGATCGCTGCCCACGGTCGGAACATCCACCCTCACCGCCCAGCAGGTCTGGGAGTATGCAACCCGGACGCTCAGCGCGTTTGGATTTGGCGTGACCGTGTCCACCAATAACGATAAAACCGGATACTCTCTAATTGCCGCATATGACGCAGCAAAAACGGCCGGGACATCAACGTTAACAGCCCAGCAGGTCTGGGAGTATGCAACACGAACGCTCAGCGCATTTGGTTTTGGTGTGACCGTGGCAACTAATAACGACAAGACCGGCTATACGCTCACCGTCACGCCGCCCACCGCCGCCGCCGTTGCCGATGCTGTATGGGATGAGGTAATCAGCGGACACCTGACCTCCGGCACAACCGGCAATGCGCTCAATGCCGCCGGATCAGCGGGCGATCCCTGGTCTACATCCCTACCCGGATCATATGGCGCTGGGACTGCTGGGAAAATCATCGGCGACAATATCAATGCCACAATCTCCAGCCGGTCCAGTCACAGCGCCTCTGACATTTGGAGTGTCGGCACGCGCACCCTCACCAGTTTCGGAACACTGGTTTCCGACATCTGGGGAGCCGCCACGCGGACCCTGACGGCGATATCTGACAGCACAGGCATAACCACCCTTCTTTCCAGGATCGCGTCCGCCCTGACCATTACGGGCGGAAAAGTGGACGTTAACGACAAGTCCGGATTCAGCCTGGCAACCACGCCACCCACCGCCGCAGACATCAAGACGGCCCTGGAAGCCAATGGATCAAAGCTCGACCATCTCTGGGAAATGACAGAGGACGATTCCGGAGTACGGCGCCTCACTACCAACGCCCTGGAACTGGCCCCGACCGGCGGCGGATCCAGTCTGACAGTCCAAGATATCGTCAACGGCGTTCTGGATGAAGCGCTTTCGGGACATGACGCCGCTGGAACCGCAGGCGCGGCCCTGGCCGCATCCGGCGCCGCTGCCGATCCTCTGGCAAGCCTGGTCCCTGGTACCTATGCCGCCGGCACCGCCGGCGCCGTACTGGGCTCATACATTCCGTCGCCCGGTACCGGATCAGTCAGCTATAACTATACCCTGACCGAAACCGGCGGAACAACGCCCATCCGCGGCGTCGATGTCCGCGTCTCCACCGATGCCGCGGGCGCAAACATCGTTGCCTATGCAGTGACCAACTACAGCGGCATTGCCTCGTTCCTGCTGGATCCTGGAACATATTATTTCTGGCGTCAGAAGACAGGGTACACGTTCACCGATCCCGACGTGGAGGTTGTCTCATGAGCGGCTCAGGCACCGGCACAAAAATAACCGGCATCGGCGCCGGAACCGGAACAAAGATCACCCCGGCTACTCCGGCAGCCGGATCCGGAGAGGAAATCTTTACCGCCGCCCTGCGCGACATGCTGAACGGACCGCTCGGTGAGGACGCCGTTTACACATCGTTGATGGGCGATCCGGAGACGGTTCGCGTATTCTTCCACAAGGAATCCCAGCGCGAACTCGGTCTCGATGGATACCGCATCTGGATTGAGGCTATGACGTCGGATGTCGCCGGCATTAAACCCGGCGAATCCATCACCGTCCGCGGCATAACGTACATCATAAAAGCGCCGCCCGAAGACGGCGACGACTATATGAGCCTCATCGATCTGAGTATCGATTGATGACCTTGAACCTTTAACCATGAACCTGGAGCGAAAAACGTGAGCGATTCCATCCGCCAGCAAATCATCACCGCCCTGGATACCAGGCTAAAAACCATCCTGGTCGTCAACGACTATAAAACCAACGCCGGCCAGCATGTTTTTGACTGGGAAGACCGGGACCTGGATGACTCCGAACTGGAGGCCATCATCTACCGGGATCCGGGCAATGGCCGAACGCAGGCGACCGTTGTAGAATTCGACAACAAGATGGTCGTCGAAATCGAAGTCAAAGCCAAAGCTGGCGTTGAGACGGCCAAGCGCATCCGCAAAATGATCGAGGATGTCTTCCGCGCGATCGGCACAGATGAGACGTGGGGCGGACTGGCCGATTGCACCACGCCGGTCGGCGAAAAGATCGACATCCAGAAATCAGATAAGATCATCGGAGCGGGAACAATATTTATCGAAATCGAATACCGAACAGAAAAATGGCAATACTAACCGGAAAGGAGACAATCAATATGGCATTTAAATTGAAAGAAAATCAGCCCGATATCGAAGTGGTGGACGGAGCGTATGCCCACCGCAAATATAAGGCCGGTGTGCTGTATCATGACATTCCGCCCGAAGAGGCGCACAAGTTTGACGTCGTCGGCGACGCACAGCCAACCGACCCGATGACGGAACCCAAACCCGAAGACAAGGAGGATTAAACAATGTCCCGAAGCTTTTTAGCCGATTATAACCTGCTGGCCGTTTCCGCGCTGAACAAGGAAACGGCATTGAATACCGAACAGACCCTGGATACATCCATGCTTGTATCCAAAAGCGATATTATATCGCTTGAACCGCGTCGTGAAAGCAACGCAGGCGAACTTACCGGCATGGAAGAAGCCGACTCGATTTATGATCTGGGTGCGCTGGCGTCGCTGAACATGAACTTTGAGAAAGCACAGGCTCAGCATTTTGGATTTGGCTATGCATTCGCCCTTGGAACGCGCAGTGCCGCTGCCTGGGGAGCCGGATACAAGCACACCATTACGCCCACGTCCGACATGAGCAATCCCAGCTTTACTGCTGCCCAGCGCCTGGGAAATACTGTCCTGAAGCGCCGTGTTGCATCCATGCATGTCGATCAGCTCACCGCCACGTTTGCGCGCGATGCCTGGGCCAAGCTGGCCTTGTCCTGCAAGGGCACCGGCAAATATACGGATAATATTGCCCGGGAAACCGTTAGTGCGGCCTACAACGCAACCTCGCTTACGCTTGCCGCCAATGCCGTTCAGGGTGCAACCGCACAGGCGCGGCTGGACAGCATTCATCAGGTGCGTGTCCTGGTTCCGACAACGGGTGAATGGGCGGAGGCAACCGTCACGGCGGTATCCGCTGCAACCCCGGCAGTATTGACTATCACCGCTGTGGGAGGTGTGGCCACATCGACCACCTATGAGATTTTGTATATCCCCACCGAGCCCGCATGGTGCACATTCCCGGCTCGTGTCACTGAGCCGCCGCTTCGCATCTCCAATCTGGTCGTAAAAGTAGGCGGACTCTGGAGCGGATCTGCGTTCCTGGGTGGAAAAAGTCTTTCGGCGGAAATCGAATCTATCGAGCACGTCGTCAACAATAATACGGCGATTGAATTCCGCCCCGGCGGGACCAATACCTATGCCAGTTACGCCATGCGCAAGGGACGCACCCAGGCACTCAAACTTAACCGACAAATGCGCGATTTCATGCTTCAGCGCCGCATGCTGGCCAATGAAACATTTGGTGTGCAACTCACCGCCACCGGTGATGAATGGGCCTCCGGATATAACTATTACGTCGATCTTGTTTTCCCGAAGTGCGCTGTCCTCCAGGCGCCCATCAGCGTTAACGATAAGGTCCTGGCCGAAGCGGGGGACATCACCGTCCTGCAGGATGCAACGTACGGCAGTTGCATCGCCACAGTGGGGAACAAGGTCGCCACCTACGCGGCGTAATGTGGATCGGCAGTGAGATGAATCATTAACAAAATAACATAAACGCGCGCCCACCGGGGCGCGCAGAAAGCGTATAAAGCATGAAAAAATTCAACGTCAATAAGAAATCCGAAGGCGTATGGTTTCCGTACTTTGGCAGTATCGAGACTGATAAAAAGGACAAAAAAGGCGAACCGGTGATTGAATATTTAATACCCGAACCGAACGCCGGAAGGGTGAAGATACGTGTTGCCTCCGCGCATGTCTTAGACTCAATTCGTGAAAAAACAACAACGCGAATCAGAGAGCATGCATATAATGAACATACAAAAAAAATGGAATTGGTTGGAGGCATCGAGCCGCAAACCTATCAGCAGTTGCGCGAATCGGCAGAAATGTTCTGGGATCATGTAATTGAAGACTATGAAGATCTGCTCGATGAAGCAGGAAACCCGATTGCCGTAACGTTTGAAAATAAGATGATGCTTATTGAAGACAAGGAATTTGCGCGCTTTGTCAACCGCTGCATCGAACTTCATAAACTGTCGGAAGAGGAGCGAAAAAAGGAAATTGAAAAAAACTGATCGATCTCACCCGCGCCCATGCATCGGGTGAGAAGTATCCAGAAATCCATCCGGATAACGGAAAAATATGGCAGGTGCTCATGATTGTGAGTACGCAATGGATCGGCGGATTCGGCGATATATACGGGCTCAATCTGCAACCCGTCATTGAGGTTGCGCGCGCCATGGGCATTGCCCGAGATGTGGAATTTTTTGCAAAAGTAAAAATATTCGAGCGTGAAATGTTAAATCACCTGCGTGGCAAAAAAAAGGAATCATGCACCGAAGAGAAGAAAAAATTCTGTAAAGCCCAATTCGGAGAATATTTGGACTGGGCCTGTAAAAATTGTTCGGAGCAATCATTGTCAACGGAAGGGGGAAAATAAAAAATGGCAGACAAGGAAGTTAAAATACGCATTACCACCGATGCCTCCGGCGCTGTAACCGGGTTTAAAACTGTCCGCGAAGAAACGGAAAAGACGGGAAGCGCAACATCCGCCGTCGTGTCTTCGATGAAGAGTAACTGGCTGAAAGCGACAGCCGCGATCGGCATCGTATCAGCCGCTACTATGTCTGCCGTGAAGCTGATGGAAGAGGGCGCGCGGGCGATGGCGAGTGAATCGTCGTATAAAATCATAGCGGAACAATCAAACATAAATGCCGACGCCATGGTAGACAATATGAAGCGTGCGATGAAAGAAACCGTCGATGATTCGGCCATCATGCAAAAAGCCGTTAAGCTCATGCTGCAAGGGTACGACGAAAAGCAGATTGAGCGCTTTTCCGCAAATGTCATCACGGCGTCACGGTACATGGGGGCAACTGTTGCAGAGACGTTTGATGGACTATCCGATGCAATAGCCAACAAAAACGGTAAGGCCATGGTTCAGTACGGAGCCATTACAAAAGATCAGATGAAAATTGTTCAGCAGGCAGTTGAGGCGGGAGCCGATTCGATGTCTCTTTATAATTTAGCCATGGCCAATCTGGAGCTGAAAACCCTGAAATTGCAAGGAACACAGGACGGCGCCATCATAGCAATGCAGCGCTTTAAAACACAGGCGCAAGAGGTCGCCGAGACGGTAGGAAAGTGGTTAGTTGGCGCATTCCAAAAAGCCTTTGGCGTCATGCAATGGCTTGCCTCTGGTGTGCTTACCGCTGCGGGCGGTTTTGCCCACCTGATTAGTTACATGGAAGAATTTCAGGCCTTTGTTAAAGAAAAGCTCGGTGGAAAGGAGGAAGCGGATAATATCAGAAAAATTGCTGCGGCAACGGCTCAAACTGCCAAAGATCTATTAGCTTCGGCATCTGATCTAAGAGCCAAGGCGGGTGATAATGTAGCCGGCATGGTTGATGCGGAGCAAAAAGCATCCAAGTCTATTATTGCGGCTGCGGAAGCAAAAGTCAAGGCAGAGAAAGCAGCCCTTGCGAATTCGATTGCTGCAAAAAAAGCATCGGATGAAGCCGCCAGGGAAGCGGAGCGCCTGCAAAAACAATGGGAGCAAACAAAGATAACGCTGGAAGGAAAGGTAGAGGCAACGGGGCTTTTGGACGTAGAACAGGACCTGGTAAAAGTAGAGACAGAAACAAACAAGCTTCTAAAGCATTTTGAAAAAATCGGCCCGGATGCATCTGGCCTGATTCGTTCGGCTGCTCAATACGATATCGATGAAATATTGAAAAAATATGAAAAAGCAGGCGGTGCGTCCTATGAGAACTTATATAACGATACAATTCGTGATGCGGCTCAATTCTACAGTGAAATAGAGGGATACGAAGAAAAAACATACGAGATGAAAATCGACTATATAGAGAAAGAGCGTGAGATCCGGAAGAAAATGTACGGTGAAGCTGCCGCGGATGCCTGGGCCACTCAGGAAAAAATTATCGCCGGTTTCAAGCGCTATGCCGAACCATGGAAAGGAACGCTCAACGACGTATCGTCAACCCTGGAAAATATCAGCGGCCTTTACGCGGATGGGTCAAAACAGCAGGAACAATATCATAAAGCCGCTCTGGCTTTTAGTCTGGCGGCAAAAGGAATAGAGACCGCACAAGCCGTCATACTCGGCGTGAAAGCCGTCATGAACGCCATGGCCAGCGGCGACGGATACACGGCAGTTGTCCGCGGAGCGGCCGTCGCCGCAATGGTGGCTGCCTATCTATCGCAGATTGGCGCGTCATTCAGCTCGCAGGGCGGCGCTGCATCAGCTGTTACAACGCCCGCCATGGGAAACAGCACGGTTTTAGGCGCGGAATACGGAACCGGAAGTGAGTCCGTCACGAAATCGCTGGAACTCCTGCAGGATACCTACGACCTGGAAGACGTAAAACTTTCGAAGATCTATGACGAACTGCGCGACTTGAATGATAATATTTCAGGCCTTGTAACCAGCATTCTCCGGACCGGCAGCTATAACGGCCTGGATTCTGTTTCGGGTTTCTTTTCCACAGAGCTTCAGGATCTTCTTGAAACGTCATTTAAAGGATTTTCTGAAGCATTTGTAACCATCCTTCAGGGCTCTTTCGGCATGCTCTACACTCCATGGATCGGCGGACAGGATAAGCTCTCTGAAAATATCACGCAATTCTTGTCTCATTCCTTCAATGACATCTTTGGCGGCGGACAAGAAATCTGGTCAACCGGTTCGGGAATTTCGCTTGGGAAATCGACTGTACGTGATCTTCTTGCCGGGACGGGCGTGAACAGCCGGGCCTATCAGGATATCACAAAGCGGACATCAACGGAATTCTGGCGGTCGGATTCATATGACTACGAAACGATTTACAAAGAGCTGGATGGCGATGTCCAGCGGATGTTCAACCTGGTTTATATGAATATGGGTTCCACTCTGCTTGAGCTGGCTAACCAGTTCGGGACCGACACAGAAAACGCTCTCAACTACGCATTTGAAGAGGCAAAGATCAATTTGGCCGGAATGACCGGAGAGGAAATGAATGACACTCTCCAGGAATATTTTTCCAAGATTGGTGATGAAGCGGCAGAAAAGCTGTTTGGCGGAATTATCAGCCAGTATCAGCATCTGAATGAAGGCCTGCTTGAAACCGCTGTCCGCCTTGTCCTCGATAAAAATTCTGTTCTGCATATTCTGGAATACACCAATCAGGCCTTCGACGGAACAACGTCGCAGTTGATTAAGTTTTCTGAATCGCTGATCAATGTTGCCGGAAGTCTTGAGGACCTGACCGACGCATTTCAGACATACTACGATGCGTTTTTCTCCGACGCGGAGAAACAAGCGAACAGAGAATCGTCTTTATCTGATGCCCTGGGGCTATACGGATACACGCTCCCCGGGGAACGGGCAGATTACAGATCCTTGGTCGAACAGGCCGGATTGCTGCAAACAGAACAGGGGCAGGCGACTTATTATGCCTTGCTGGCGCTCGCTGAAACGGCAGACGCCTATTACAAATACATCGAGGACGCGAGAGGAAACCTGAAGGAATCCGACTATGCGACAATGCAGGATTATTTGCGGGCGGTTAAAGGCTATGCCGACGGTGGATCGTTTGCCGGCGGCTGGCGTATCGTCGGAGAAAACGGGCCGGAAATTGAATTTACAGGACCAAGTCGGATTTACAGCAATGCCGATAGTAAGAAAATGATCGGCGGCGACAATTCTGAACTGATTGCTGAGTTCAGAGCATTGCGGGCGCTCATGACTCAAATCAACAAAAACACAAAAGAGACGGCAAGCAACGCGAAGATTTTGGATGAATGGAATGAAATCGGCATGCCTGTGGCTCGGACGTAGGAGAAACAGATGTTATTTATTATCAGGCCCATAGCAATAACGGACGCAATGCTTGTATCGTGCACCGTTCCGGAAACAGATGGATCGAAGGGCGAGTGGTCTGTGATCACTGCATACACGGCAAAGGATACCGTAAGAGTCACAACCGCCGGCGTCCACGAAATATATGAAGCCCTGGTCAATGTGACAGGCGGAAGCTCGCCTGAAGTCGATGTGCTGGCCACAACGCCGAAATGGATGAAAGTATCGGCGACAAACAGGTGGAAACCGTTTGACAAGGTTGTCGGGACGCAGGCTCAGCAGGCGTCGTCTATGACCTGGGTATTGGCTCCGGGCGTTATTGATGCCATCGCCATCCTGAACCTTGAGGCAACCAGCGTAACAATCACCGTCACCGATCCAACGGAAGGTGTGGTCTATAATCAAACAATCGATCTTGTCACAACGATCAACGTTGTCGATGAATACACGTATTGGTTTGAGCCGATTATCTGGGCCACAAGCGTCGCAAAACTGAATCTGGCGCAGTCCGGATTGCCTCCTTATCCGGATGCGACCGTCACTGTCACCGTAACCAATACCGGCGGAACGGCAAAATGCGGCGTTATCGTCGTCGGCTTAAAATTGGAAATAGGCGCGCTGAGGTTAGGCGTTCAGCCCGGCCTGGAAAGCTTTTCCACAATCGACGAAAACGAAACATTTGGAACATGGACGGTCACAAAAAGAGCCAGCAGAAAAAAACTTCAGGGGCAGCTTTATGTCAAAAACACAATTATTGATTTCGTGCTCCATCAAATGGCTTTATACGATTCAGAATTGCTGGTTTGGGTGGGAAAGGAGACGTACGAATGCCTGACATTATACGGCATCTATCGCACCTTCGGCCCGGTGATTTCAAATAATACATACACCGCTGTAGACCTGGAAGTCAGAGGAGTTATATAATGACAACGCAAATCACGCCATACACGACAACGCCCAGCCGGCAGAACCCGGCAACATTTTCGGCTGACAGAGATGTTCGCCTGCGGGAAGAAGCGTCGAGAATCTTGCAGATGAACGCGCTGGCTGTGGAGTTAAACGCATTGGCTGCCGCCATGACTCTCAACGCCACCATGTCCACGTCAACTACCAGCCTGGCAATTGGAATGGGGTCAAAATCTCTGACTGTCGGGCCGTCAAAGAGTTATTGGCCGGGAAATCCGGTGATGATTGCTAATAGTTCGTCGAACTGGATGCACGGGATCGTGACGTCGTATAATTCGAGCACCGGGGCTCTGGTGGTCAATGTGACAAACGTGTCGGGCAGCGGAACGCTGGCATCGTGGACGGTTACGCTGTCCGGGCCGATTGCGCTTTCAGGGCTTACGGCTATTGTCTCTGAGCTGAATAATCTTGCGGGGGTTGTCTCCGGAATTGCATCGGCAAATAAAGCACTTGTCCTCGGCGCATTAAAGGACATCGATGAAATGGCGATAGGTGAGGCGATAATCGAAACGCTTACCGTAACGAATTTCATAAATTACAAATCGTCTGTTCGTCAGACCATCCATGGCGGTCCGGTCGATACCAGCGGATTTCCATCGTTTCTTCCGTCAACCTCCACGTCGCTGAGCCTTACCACCCAGAACATTACCAGCTCGGCGCCACTGGTTGTCTCTGCGGCCAATGGCTTTAATAGCAATGGCGAAATCAACAACATCGGTATTTCTATATCAAATCTGACATGGTCAAGCCTCACGGCCAGCGCAACACTCTATTTATATGTGACCATCGCCAATGGTATCCTGACCACCGGATTTACCGCCCTGGCTCCCATTTACCAATTTGCCGGCACGCCGTCCGTAACCAATGGTCAGGCGACATATAATATCCAGGAAGGCAAAATGTATCTGGGCAACGGTACGTCCGCGGTTGCCACCAATCTAGTATTTGTTGGCGAGGCCGTGACCGGAACATCAACAGTAACAAGCACCGTGGCCTATGCTTATAATGGCCGATACCAATCCGGATATACAAGTACATTACCGATCGCGACCCTGACCAGCAAGAATCATCGAATCGGAACGACGTTAATTAAACCGGGACTAAGGCTAAAATGCCTTACGACAGAAGGAAACTATACGGTTGGATCTATTATCAGCCATCCGATGAGCGAATTAACGAGTAACGTACAGGCGATCACACACCCTGTAATTACAAGTAGAAATGCGTTTCAGTTTTATGCCCTAAACTTTAAGTACCAGCCGGACCAGTCGACCGGTGGGAACACGACGTTGACTGCAGCTAATTGGGCCTACGAAATGTTTGCAGAAAGGAATTTTTAAATCATGGAATATTTCATAAAAGAAGACGGCAGTTATTACGAAGGCGACCAGATCGACCCTTCGGATCTGGCCGTGGTGCAACGTCCGGGACCGGATTATACCTGGGAAAACGACGCTTGGATTATCGACATCGTAAAGCAGAAAAAGCGCATCATCGATCTGATGCAGGTCCACATGGACGAAAAAGCCGTGGTCTATGGTTACGATCATATTCTTTCGGCCGTATCGTACTCGGACAGCACTGTTGAGGAATGGCGCACTGAGGGCACGGCATTCAAAGCCTGGCGCGAGGCGGTCTGGTCGTTTGGCTTATCGCTACTCGCCGCCATCGAGGCCGGAACCAATACAATCACAACCGAGGCGGAATTGCTCGCAGCCCTGCCGGCATTTCCGCTGGATTAAATGAACTAAAGTATTATTCCGGTGCGCCTGAGATTTTGATAATCTACTCCCATTTGTCCTTTTCTTTGGCCTCTTCTATCGTTTGCCACTGCATATTTTCCGTACGATCCGCTCCGCCTCGCTTTAGCGGGATGACATGATCGATAACATACCCGGGGCAGGAACCTTTTGTTCGGCCCGTTGCCGGACAAGGGTTGTCGCGTCGGAAATCTCGCTTCTCCGATGCCGATCTCTTGATCTTGCCGTTGGTATCCCTCTGTGCTACTTCGGAGCGTGGCGGGGCAACCAGGGTCGAAAACGGTGTCGGAAAAATCAAGGCAACGATGAGTAAAATGGTCAAGGTGAAGTTGATGATCAATTTATTCTGCTATAACTTGAAACACTATCTGTTGATTATCCGCCGAAATAACTTGGATAATCCAATTCTGAAAAACAATCTTATTTGACTGACTTAAATCATAATAAAGATTTTGAAAGAAAGGAGTTCTTGCCATTCCTTTAACTGTGTATTCCCGATATGTTATGTGCAATGTATTTCCTTCTCGACCAGCATAGAGTAATTCGCTCTCTATGGGGGAATTATATATTATTGGCTCATAATATATTGTTGTCGGTTCTCTTTTAAAAAGCGTCAGATTAAGTCCTGTTGGTTCATAATACATTTTTAAGCATTGTGGGTCTAGCCTAACATATCTTTTATCAATCATACCGGAGCCAACAACAGAAGTTTTTTCTATTCCAATAATAGTCTTTGTTTCACTATACAATAAACAGGTATTTTTCCATCCGCAGCTTATGATAAAAAATAAAGAGATAATTATGATAATCTTTAAAATACGCATAAGTACATTCTCCTGTATTAAGTCAAGCGGATTCATATTTTCTGTTCTTCCTGGAGCATCGATCCGCAAAACCGGCATTTAATGGCTTCTGCCTTGATTGTCTCGGCGCAGTAGGGGCATTGCTTATCTTGTCCAATGACAACGCCTGAAATGTTTTCTATGCCTCTGTTCTGATCTTCGTACGGTTTGTTTTTGGCCAGTGCTCCGCATTTTGGGCATTTATACTTTCCCCAGGCCCACCCGAGAAAAATCAATCCCGGTATGACGTAAAATAGCATCAGTACTATCAGTGTGAATTGTGGCAGTCCATAGTTTAGCAACCATGTTTTCATTGTTCCTTTGTAACCACACAAAAGACATTCTCGGTCAACTCCGGCAAAATTTCCTGATTTTGATAACCTTGCGGCAAAGATCACGCCCATAACGCATATAATTATAATTAATATGGTGATTGCATGAGCTTGGTTCATGAGTGTACCTCTATTAGTGTCATTGACTGGTAATGTGTTCGAACGGCACCCATCCTGCCAGGCCTTTGCCCTTTCCTTCGACGATCCGGATCTTCGACAGCGCCGTCGACGGATTATAATCAACCACAAGCGCACGTGTGCCTTGCTTCACGACGAATATTTTACCTGACATCAATAGATCGGCGCCGCCGTATGTATCACCCGCACGTAATGCTTTTTTATGTTCACGCCAGCTATTTTCTGTTGCAGCAACGACGCATATATCCGGTCCGCACATTATTTTTCCCTCTTGCCCGATATCAAGACGCGGAACGGAAGATGACGTCGCCGGATCGCATCCCGTGATGAGGATGGCTAACCAATGCAGAAAAAGAAAAAAGAAAATCTCATCATGTTGTTGTCTCCTCACGACAGTAATACAATCATTGGTGCTGTGCGCCTGATAATACCGCCAATCGTGATAACTGCAATAAAAAATGTTTTCCAGGGACTATATATTTTACAACTTCCCGCCCAACGAATTTCCGGACGGGCTAACTTAACACTTACCCGCCGTCCATAGACTTAAGCCGGTCCTGCATCGTATTCATGGCTTCTTTGAGCGAATGGATTTCTTGCTGAAATTCCGTTTTTATATCTTCCATCTCATGTTTTTGCTCTTGTATCGTTACCTGCTGTTTGTTTATGAGATCGATGCACTGAGCCAATTTTGCTTTGGTAATATTGAGTTCCTCTTGCATTTCTACGGCCGCATGAAATGCTTTTATATTGCTGTCCAGGGCGTCTTTGTAGACCGATTTTGTATGTAAGACTTTCGCGGTTTGCTGAAGTAAAATATCAGGCGGGGTCTCGGATGAATAATCAGGCTGAAGTTCGCGTACAATCTGAGAGTCTGGTTGAGTTTCATTATTAATTCGTGTTCCAAAACCGTGTCCGGGTATCTTCGGCCAAGGACCGGGATCGTTTCCATGGACAGGCATGACGCCATTGATGATATATTCTAGTCTGATTCCTTCACGCGTGCAAAAATCATGTATATTTTTTAATGGCAAAGTTTTACGTCGCTGAAATCCATATAAGTCGTTACGCGTCATATTGAGCTGATTTGCCACTTGCGCGTCACTCTTTAAGCGCTTGATATCTTTTATTCTTTGTATTATGTCTGATAATATTATGCTATTTTGCATATTTTTGTTGACTTATGTGAATTTATGATATACATATTGTCCAACATTAACACTGAAGCACCAAATTATTCAGATAGCTTGGATTCGGTGAATCCACAATCTGAGCATAAGTAAGTTCTTTTAGATACGCCGACGGCTCCAAATGTTTCATCTGGTCTGCTGTCCGTTAAATTGAATGTCGGCTTTTTACAGCGCGGACAGAGGTCGCCGCCGCCTGACAGCATGGTTTCCAGGTTGGCAATGCGTTGTTTTAGGGCGTCCACTTCATCTGGAAGGTGAGAAATGCGTTTCCATATAGGTATCTTATCAAGTAGTGATAATAATTCGTTGACGGCGCTCAAAGACAATTCCTCCTTATCGTCGCGTTCAATAACCGTTCGGCAGTATTTTCTGTTCGGAAAAAAACTGATCGAAATTAAAAATATCAATTTTTCAAAAACTTATCCTCGTACTGATGATACCTCAGTGCACCGAAAGGAAACAATATAATGCCCGAAACTGTAAACGAAAACAATAATATAATCAATAGAAAATTAGTATTAGTACGCAAGGGAATCAATCAGCGCGGACTAGCCAGGGCCCTGGGCTATACTCCGGCGGCCATACAGCATGCCATTTCCGGCGGCGGGACGTCGTATCGTATACACCGGCGAATTGCCGATTATCTTCGCGTTTCCATGGTCACGTTCTGGCCGGAACTCTATGACAATCTGTCGCACGAAGCCGCGAGCGCAGACATGGCCGCCGCGGTAAATGAATAAACTGGAGGGACTTATGACAAAGCAGAAAAAGACGGACATCCACACTATCGCGACGCTGCCGGATGCAATCTATGAGACGGTGCATCATAACAATGTTCCCCTGCGTCGCATTGCAGACGCGATGGGAATCGAGCCCAGCACGCTGACCAGATATGCCCTGGACGGTGAGTCCGGAGCTCCTATGCCGGCGTATCGCATTGAAGCGCTCGTTCTGGCGTCGAAGAGTTTTCTTGTGCTCGATTTTATCGAAAAATCGTTGGGCCGCATTGCCTTCCAGCTTCCGCCAACGGGTAGCCGGCAAACAAAGGACATTGCCATACTCACTATCCAGGCCCTGAAAGAATTCGGCGAATTTTTGCAGGAAATTGAGAAGGCTTTGAATAACGACGGAAAAATATGCGCGGAGGAGTACAAAAAAATTCAATGGGAAAGTTACCACGCAATTCAGAAAATTCTTGAACTGATAGGCGCCTGCGAGGTCCATCAATGACACGTCGGAATATCCATACGATTATCATCCAGGAAGAGAAAATCGCTGCACTGGTGAAACGTAACGCCGCCCTGGAATCAGGATATCGATCCATCGCCCGGATAAATAAAAATCTTCGGGCAGAGATTAAAAAACTTCGTAGACAGGAAAATGTGCTGAATGAAGTCAATATCTAAACTGAAAATTTTCTCTGACAACGCATCCGGAGCCGCGTTCAGCGTCATGCTCCGCATTGTCATTATCATTGCACTGGCCGGTGGCATCTGCATTCTGTTAGCCGCAGGATTGACAATGATGTGTAACAGCATCAAGGGAGGTTATCATGCCGATTATCGTCCCGACTCCGGAAAACATGTTTTCGTGGGGAACTCCGGAAAGAAAAATTTATGAGGCCCTGCTCACAGAGGGCGAAGTGTCCAGCGTCAGGATCCAGCGCGGACTGCATTTGAGATATTACGCAGACGTGATGGATAAAATTCGCGCGGCCCTGAAACCCTTTGGCCTGGAAGTAGCCCGCCGTCAACTGACCGCCGGCGCATGGGCGTACAGAGTTGCGGTAACTGGCCAAAACAAAAAGGCGGCGTAGATCTTTGGAAATATCATCCGTTTAGTGCGGGGAGACTGTCATCGGTACGCTACAGCCGATGAACTTAGGCAACCATACTCACAACGGTGCACCTGCTCCCGGGTGCAAAAAGCCGTAGAGACAGGAATAGTGACAAATTTCCAGAGAAGAGCATCTCTTCTATTCCTGCCTCGCCCTAAGCGGATGATTATAAGGCCGCTGGTCTGATCCGTTACTCCCTTTCCGGATCAGGCCAGCGTGCCGCCTGAATAGGCCCGAAGTCTGCAACCAGCAGCGGGAAAAACGTCAACAAAAATGAGGATCAATTATGAACGCAACCAAAGCAAAAACAATAAATACTACGACCCGACAACGCCGGAATGCTGGGCAGGCAGCGTCAATGAGGGCTGTTTTGAAATGAACGGAAAATTATTATTCCTGTTGATCGGTCTTATAATCGGTTCTTTTTTCGGATCGGCAATAACCGCATGGATCGCATCCGGATCCCACAGAGAAAAATTATATCAGGATGGTATTAGACAAAAGTTACAGAATAAATCAAAATTTTACCTGGTCAAAGTGGAGTAATAGGAAAATGGCAACATCAGTAACGCCCGATGACTTTGCACGGCTTGAAAGAAAGGTGAATATAATCATGGATGCGATGGGCTTGTCTGAGAATCACCGCCTGTCTCCGGTTGAAGTTGATGAAATATCGAAAGGAATCCTTTTAAAATTCCGAAAAAAACAAGAGGCAAAAAGACATGACGACCAAAGAAGTTAAAATCAAAGGAGTTGTCGTAGCCGGTAAATTCGATATTTGCATATGTGTTGGCGATGAACGCATGCGCCGGCGTGTTAGCTGTGCGTCTGAATTGGATGCGCAGGCAATTGAAGCAAGTCTGCGCGCGGAATTGGGCGTAGAAAAGAAAACAATGCCTTACACGATCGCCGCCGTGGCGATCAAATATAAGTCCTGGATGAATAACAATGTCCAGGGCAAAAACGATAAGCCCCGAATGCTGGACAACTATATTGTCCCGTTTTTTGGGAGCATGCTTCCGGATAGGATAACATCCCCTCTGATTGAACAATACAAAACGAAGCGCCTGGCTATGGCATTGAATAAGGCAATTCTTAAAGCCCAGAAAAAAGGCCTTCCCATCCCGAAAAAGAAACAAATTAACAGAGCAATCAACCTTGAGTTGATGTGCCTTAGCTCACTGATTAAGTGGGGCGCCGGTGAAACTCCAGCCCTTTGCAATCCGATCCGGTTCAGAATCCAGATGATGCCGGTCGATAAAAGAAATCCGGTTGTGGCCAGCCGCGCAGAAATCGACGCTATAATCGACAATGCATTCGATCTGTTTCATAAGAGTCTTTTTTGTGCCTTCTATGAGGCAGGGTTGCGATCTGAAGAAGCCCGAAGCCTACGCCCTTGTGATATCAATATCAAAGAAGGAATGATCCGCGTCAAAGGAAAGGGAAGCAAAACCCGTATCGTTCCGATCAGCTCCAGCCCGACAAGTCGCTTGAAAGGATTTCTGGAAGAACGCTTGATGGAATGCGGAAAGGATTATGTCTGGGATAACATCGGCAGTTGCAAAACGGCCTTCAACGGAGCCAAAAGACGGGCGGGCCTGTCTCATAAAAAGATCACCCCGCACATCCTGCGACATAGTTTCGCGAGCCATCTTTTGGAGAATGAAACGGATCTGCGAGCCATCCAGGAAATGATGGGACATGAGGATATAAGTACCACCCAGATTTACACACATACGACATTTAAGTCGCATAAGAAGTACATAGAACGAACGTTCTGA